ATACGACTATGATACCACAGCAGGACGAGAAAAGGCATAAAGGATACGTGGTATGTATCTGTACTGACAGGGGTTCAGAGCCGACTAATATAGGGTTGGTATCAAAGGACGGAGAGAATTGGGTGGGGAACGCTTTTACGAAAACGCAATATGCGGAACACTTTGTCAAGTCGCATTTAACGGTCGTGGCAATTCTGGACGCTTGTAAGCAGTTCGGGATATTGGCGAGCGTATCTGACGAAGGGGAATATTGGGAGACTCGTGATGTTAAAGTGCTCGGTGAAAACATTAATGAATCAACGGCGTTTATCAAACAGATGGGAGGTATGATAGCAGGGCTTGGATTTGATAAGGTAGATAGCTCTATAAAAGAGTCAGAGAATTATGTAAAGACGGAGGGAGTCAATGGACGAACCAAAAAAGAACATATTAAGAACCGCAGGTTTTAAGGAACAGATAGATAGAATCGAACACGGGTTCTGCCCGCTCTGCGGCAAGCCGATATGTATGGAGGACTTCAAAGACGAGTTGAGCAAGAAAGAGTTCACCATATCAGGCACTTGTCAAGAGTGTCAAAACGGAGTGTTTAAAGGAGGCGAGTGATATGAACGATAAAATAAAGAAGTCGCAACGGTTGCGCCATACCCTTGAGATAGCGGAGAAGTGCGGGTTTGTTTATGAGGAGGGGAAATATATCTATGGAGGATTTTTCGACTCATACCAAACAGAAAGGATACTCCAAAGGCTCAAGGAATTGGAATTGAAAATCGCAGGGCTGACCGATAAACAGATAAAGAAGATAGGAGGCGGGGTATGAGTAGTTCAGATACCCGTTGGGAGAACGAAAGGTTACGTCGTAAATCTTTTGGGCTACCATTGGTCAGCAAAAAAGAATACGAAAGGAAGGTGCGTAGAGATGAACCTGGACAAACTGACAAAGGGAGAAAGGTTTATAGTTGATTGGCAGTATAAGCTGGCAGGAGATTTTAAGACAGCACTTAGCCACGCCATAATGACGGCTGACTCTATCAACATTGAAAAATTGAGGATGGGCTTCCCAGAAGAAGTAGAGGCGTATCTAAAATTCAGCAGAGAGGACGGCTGGTGGCAAAAGGTGCTAAAGAAAATGGGGGTAAAAGATGAGCAAGTATCCTGAACACGAAAAGATGAAAAAGATAGCAGATGAATCGCAGGCGTGTGGAGATTTTATCCATTGGGCGACTCATAAAGGATATATAGACATCAAATCGCGGAAACGGACGGAAGAACTCCTTGCTGAATACTTTAAGATTGACCTGAATAAAATCGAGCAAGAAAAGCGGGCTATGCTCGCGTTGATACGGAGGAAGATAAGGAGGGATAAGATATGAGTAAATATACACCAGGCCCTTGGGGAGTTGAAAGAGACAGTATGTTAGATTGGCATATTCTCTGTAAAAGTAATGTGCCTAATGTCCCTGGGGTAGTAGCAAGAGTAGGGTTTGAGCCTAATGCCCGCCTTATCGCTTCTGCCCCTGAATTATTAGAAGCGTGTAAGGAAGCAATAGGAAGAATAGCCGACCACGATAAAGATTGCCCTTTATGGCTATTAGAAAAGTGGCAACGAATTGTTTCTAAAGCGGAAGGAGGTAGCAACTGCTGATGATAACCACACAAAACGCATTAGAAACGATTAAAAACAATGGGTATTTTGAGGTAAAAACGCCATGAAAATCACTAAAGTTACGAAAACCTATTTTGAAACCGAAGGCGAAAGAGTCTACTTTTTCGAGCCTTTGGATGAGGAAATGACCCTCACCGAGTTGCAGGAAATGATGGATGAGAACGAGAAGTTTTTGCTTAATGAAATTCAGAAAATGAGGAAGGAGAAGATATGAAAATTTGTCCAATAATGAGCAAGGCTGTGCTTCTGACTTCTGAATATAGAAAACCAGAAGAAGATTTAATAAGGATAAAATGTCAACAGAAAGAATGCGCCTTTTGGATTATCGAACAAGGCGAAAGTAAAATACCGATAGAAAGGTGTGGGTTAATAAAATGATATTAACAGTTCGCAAAAAACCAGTAGTTGTTGAGGCAATTTTTTGGGACGGGAAAGTATCTACCATGCAAGAATTAGAATCTATGGGTATGAAATACGGTGCTTGTATGCAACAGGGCTCTAAAGTCCACTGTCTTACAATAACAACCCTTGAAGGTGAGATGAAAGCAGAAATTGGCGATTGGATAATAAAAGGCATAAAGGGAGAATTTTACCCATGTAAGCCAGATATATTTCATCAGAGTTACGAAGTAGTAACCGATAGGAGATAAATATGCCATCAGAATACGACAGGATAAACGAGATACTTATTAAATTAACAAACGTATTTGGATATGACTCGGCTGATGTGAAACACGTTAAGGCATTTCTTAATGCACGTGGAGAGCTTGAAGATTTAATAGACGAAATAGACAATGCAGAGCGATGTTAAATGAAAACAAAAATTCATACCCACAAATGGATAGAAAGCGTAAACGAACAATGTCCTTTCTGTGGTGCAGATATGAAACTATGTAAAAGTCCAGACTGTTATTTGTATATGTGTAAAAACATTTATTGCAGACAGGTTATACAGATTAAAAAGGAGATGAAATAATGGACAATTTAAATACGGTAAAAAAAGAAGATTTATATGAGATATATAAAAATGAAACTTGTCCTGTATGTGGTTATTATTGCAATGGTAATGGCGGAATTGGGTGCATAGACAAGCCTGCGTTGTGTGGGTTAGACAGAGAAACCCTCGCCGACAAGTTATATATATCTAAGCGTATTCAAGGAGAGAAGCGATGACCGAACTATTAGCAAAATCAGGAGATAAAATATTTATCCGAGTATTCAATCCTAAAAACAAAGAAGAATACAGCGTTTATCGGATAACGGTAGATAAGGACGCCTATAAAGGCGATGATGGATTAGGTGATGTTTTTCTATTTGAAACAACAGGGTATGAGCCAGAGCCAAAGAAGGCGATTTCTTACATGAAGTATTAAGGAGTATTAGTAAATGAAAAAGCAACCCACAAGAATAAACTTTAAATGGCAAATGTGCTGGATTGAAAACGGAGAAATAGCACATAGACCTATGAAATGGTTTGAATATGTAAGATATTTTCCAAGAATAATAATCCAAGAATGGGTAACGGGATATAAATTCCCGAAGATATAAGATGATACTCAAAACAAAAGAAGCAAGTAAGTATATCGGCGTAAGCATAAATACGATTAAGACGCTCGCCAATAATGGAAAGATAAAATCGTTCAAGACCAGTGGCGGTCACAGGCGTTTTATGCAAGAGGACTTGGATTGTTTCACTGGAAAAGTCACAGAAAAACAGGACAAAGTTACCGTTGTTTATGCCAGATGTTCTACCGCAAAACAGAAAGAGAATCTTGAACGCCAGAAAGAACGCCTCATGCGTCACGCTGAATCACAGGGTTATAAATACATTGTGATTGATGAAATAGCCAGCGGGATAAACGAGAAAAGAAAAGGTCTGCATAAACTTCTTAATCTTGCGTTTCAAGGAAAAGTTGAAAGAGTTTTGATTGAGTATAAAGACCGCATAGCAAGATTTGGCTATGAATATCTTGATTCTATCTTTAGAAACTTGGGCGTTAAGGTAGAGATTATGGACACGAAAGAGCGTAAATATGAGGAAGAATTAGCAGAGGATATTATGAAGATTTTGACCTGTTATTCAGCCAGATATTACGGTGCAAGGGGCGGTAGAAAGAAGAAAATTGAGGTTGTCGAATCTAATGCAATTTAAAAAGGAGGAAAGTGAGTATGAAGATACAGCGCAGAACTTTTGAGGCGAATAAATATCCTAAAGGAAGTCCTGAACGTAATCGGCTCAATGAAGACCCTTTGACGAGCGAGTATATGCCAAGCTATCGGTATATCGAATTTATAGGCCCAGAAAAACATAAGGTCTTGTTCAGGACAAAGAAGGAGGCGATTGATAATGGAAGGCATAATTAGAGGAGAGCTATCTACCAGGACAGTATATCTGAACGGCATACCCATTGACCCTGAACCAAGCCAAAGGGCTTTTAACCATAGCCCCAATGGCTACAATTGGGGTTATTCTGGAAGCGGCCCCGCTCAATTGGCATTGGCTATCCTGATGAAGTTCACAGGAGTAGAGGTGGCTATATCCTTGCACCAAGATTTTAAGTGGGATGTTATAGCGGGTCTGCACGGAGATTTTGAATTGCCCGTAAAGGCAGTCGAGGAGTGGCTTATTAAAAAGGGGGTGATGAAATAATGGACGAAGAATTGGACAAGATACCTAAACCGATAAGTAAGGAATATAGATTAAAGAGCATAGAACACGTTAACCATAAACCGCACCCGTATATGATAACTCCAAGCCACGTTGCGTTTGCGAGCGACCACTATTGCGGTAGGTTAGGACAGTTAGCAATAGAAGAAGCAGAGAAGACAGGTAGAGCGAAGTGCGGATGGCAAGGTTGTAATCTGGCTTGTAATGAACATACCAGCGACAAGGTATTGTTTATTAAAGCATTAGTGGATAAACCGATAAAGGAGTTAAAGGGCTTGAAGAAGTATCTATTGAGTATCAAACAGACGTTAATCGTTTTAAAGATTGACGGCGTAGCATTTATTGAACCCGATAAGAAAGGGGTGAGTAAAGATGAGTAAGAAAGGCGACCTGGAAGTATGGCATATACCACAAGTCCCGATGAAGGCGTTCAGAGTCAAAGTCCAAGACGTAAAGGAGGCGATTAAAATACTCAACGTGCTGGCTGACTATGATATTTTTCAGTTCGAGAATCATATCAAGCCAGATTATACCAATGCCGCAGGTCTGGAGGAATTTGATGGCAAGGAGTGGAGCGAGTATTACAACGAAGAAGGTATGGACATTGATGAGATTATGAAAGAGGAGGTGAATTGATATGTATAAATGGTTATCGCCCTTACATATCCCCGAAGGCAGGTCAGGCAAGTTCCAGGTTCAGCATAAGATAGAAAAGGCAGGGACAGAAATTCCTTTGGTCAATATGAGAACAGCTTTGTTTGGTAGAGACGGGCAAAGGCATACCATTACTTATGACAGCGACGTTAGGTATCACTATTTGATGGAGAAGAATAAGGATGGTAGCGGCGGCTGTTGGATGTCCGATGTCCCACAAGAACAAGAGCAGGCAGACAGGCTTATCAAAGGTATGAGAGGAAAGATACTCATAGGCGGGCTTGGGCTTGGCTACATAGCCACACGGCTTGCCCGAAGACCTACGGTCGAGTCTATCACGGTAGTAGAAAAAGAAAAGGACGTGATAAAGCTCGTATGGGGGTATCTCAATTTAAGGAGTAAGGGTCAGGTTGTCAATGGAGATATATTCGATTACCTGGAACACGCAAAGAAGAAGTCGTTTGATTATATCTACCTTGATGTATGGACAAGCGACGGAGAGAGGACTTTGAGCGAATATATCCTACCATTAAGGAAGTTGGCACGCCCATTGGTCAGGTCAGACCAAAGGATTAAGTGCTGGAACGAAGACGTGATGAAAGGACAGATGTTGATGGGGCTTATAACGTCTATACAGGTTAGGTATAAGGAATATCTGAACCCAAGCAAACAGATGGTAGAGATAATAGATAAATGGCACAAGCTCGAAGCACCGTTTTGGGCTTGGGTAATGGTAAACAAACCAGAGCCAGATATTGCCTTATCACGGGCGCAGGAATATGTAGCCCTGCTCGGCTCAACAGAGTGGCTAAGGAGGTGGAGAAGATATGAAAAAAGTTGATACGAGTATGTATCTCACAGACGCACAGTATCTTGACTTGATGAAAAGGATACGCGCAGACCTGGGTAAAGTCAAGAAGATTATAGCGATAGACTGTAACGAAATCGGCTGTAAACATACCTTGACAAACGTAGGGCTATGTGCTGGAGAAGAAACGGAAGGAGGCTGGTCAAAAGATAAATATACGACACGGGCAACAGCTATGTGGGTCAAGGAGTTCGACAGGATAGGCAAGAGTAGGTATGAGCACCCGCAGATGTTTACTATGAAATACAGACAGGACAGGCATAGATGTCCATTGGACAAAAGGAGGACAGCAGACGGGTTAGGATACGGATGTAGTTGCTTCTATCATTGTCGGGCATTCAAGGATAAGAAACTGACCATAGCAGAGGTAAAGAAGCTCTATGACGAGCAGATTGCTCTGGTCGAGAAAGGAGATAAAGCCAATGAAAAAAGATAACAAGACAATAGGTGTTGTATTAAGGTTTTGGACGAATGATTTTACGGTCAAGCACGGGGACAGAACCGCTACGGCTTGTTGGGAGCAGGGTGTTATGAAGCTTGAGGCTAATGCTACAAAAGGCATAAAGAACGTCAACCCTGAACCGTTCAATTGTTTAGAGGATATTGTACCATTGATAAAAGAGTTGTTCCGTAACCAAGGAATATTGATGGTAAGTGCCAATAAACGCCCACGGATAATGAACCCTAAAAGAAGAAGTTAGGACTTTCGCCCCTCGTATACCCTATAAAGCCCCCAGTAAAACCTTACGAGTTTGGGTTCTGCTGGGCTATTCCAGCATACCCTATATAAAGACACTCCCCAAGAGGCGGCTCTGCCTCTTGGGGATTTTTTGTGGCTGAAATGGTTGAAAAATTTTTCTTGACAAAGTCGGTAATATCTTATAATATATCATAACACAGTTTGAAAGGAGGCGATTATGCAGAAGACAGTATACTTTCCTGACGATACCGTTACTAATGGCATTATGGAGCGGTCTGGTTTTCTGATGAAGGAGTACAGGGTTAGTTTTTCTGAAATTGTTTATCAAGCCCTGAAAGATTTTGTATCCGTCAAAAGACCTAAACCTAAAAATGGAGATTTCCGTAATGCTAAATTTGCAAATCTGCGAGGATAATCGTGGTCTGATACTTGCCGAAGTATTCGGACAAGAATTTCGCTCTTACGTCAGCGTTTTAAAGAACCTGCCCACAAGCAAATATAATCCAACCTACCGTAATTGGTCGTTCAGTATTTATGACCTGTCTTTATTATTCAAAGGATTAGAAAAACAAGGGCTGAACTCTGTCCATTACAGCGACGGTTGTGGTGAGCTGATTCAGTCATACAAAGAGTGGTGTGGGAAGACACGGAAGCTATTGACAGAAACGGACGTGCAGGTCGAGGAGGTAGAAGAATTGCTCAAGTACCCGTTAATGCAACATCAAAGAGTAGCCGTCAAGGCATTCTTGGAATTGAAACGGTTATTGCTCGCTGACCAGATGGGCGTTGGGAAAACCCTGCCCGCATTAGCTACGGCACAGTATTTAAGGAAGACAGGAACAGTCAACAGTTGCCTTGTGGTCTGTATAGCGTCGGTCAAAAGAAATTGGGTAAAGGAGATTGAGAAATTTTTAAAAGAACCTGATTACATCGTCATCGAAGGAGCGGCGTCTGAAAGAGAGGCGATGTACGGGGGTAAAGAATTTTTTAAGATAGTGAATTATGAAGTCCTGCGAAATGATGTGCAGGACTTTTTATTTGATAGTGCCTATGATATTATTATCGTGGATGAAATCCACAGGATAAGGACTCATAATACAAAGCAAACCAAGGCGGTCGTTAGATTAGGTAAGAAGGCACAGTATAGGTGGGGGCTGACAGGTACGCCGATACATAATAAGCTGGAAGACCTATATTCCATAATGAAATTTATTGATGAAGGTATTCTCGGCAATTGGTGGAAGTTTGACCAGAGGTATATTGAACACGGGTATTTCGGAGAGGTAGTCGGTTATACTAATACAGATGAGGTCAAGGAGAAGCTCGGATATTTTATGTTGAGGAGAAAGAAAGAGGATGTGTTAAAGGACCTGCCCCCGAAGATTTATAATGTAATCCACGTTGAGTTGTCAAAGGAGCAGAGGAAGTTTTATGAGAACTGCAAAAAACAGATTGTCGAAATGGCGGATGAGGAAAAGGAGGAGAAGGTCAACCAAGCCAATGTATTAGCCAAGACAACCTATATCAGAGAAGTATGCGACTCGGCTGAACTCGTAGACCCTGAAAGGAAAGTATCTACGAAGATGAAAGAGCTACAAGAGGTCGTTACGGAGTTCGTATCAGAAGGCAGGAAGGTTGTTATTTTTACTCAATTCGCTAAGATGGCTATGATAATCGGGAGAGATTTAAAGGAAAGGTCTATAATACTGCACGGTGGAATAAGTACAAGCGGTACTGCAAGACAGGATTTGATAGACAGGTTTGAGAAGGATGAGGCAATCCCCGTATTTATTACTACGACTGCTGGAGGTGAAGGTATTAATTTACAGTTCGCTAATGTGGTTATATTTTTTGATTTGCCTTTTAACCCGCAAGTGGTTGCTCAAATGGAAGATAGACTGCACAGAGCAGGTCAGACTAACTCGGTCAATGTAATAAAGCTCGTTGCTAAGGATACTATCGAAGAAAGGGTTTGTGAGATATTGGAAAGGAAGATAGAGCTTTTCGAGAGGGTCGTAGAGGGAGTGAGAGGGCTATCAACCAGAGAGCTTTTAAAGCTTTTGTAGCTTCGACAATATAGATATAACGTATACCCGTAGGGTATAAAGTTATATCTTATTTATTAACTCTATTATAAGATATAAGTAAAATTATTCAGTATTAAGTAATAAGTAAACTATACTCAGTACTAAAACATAAAGACTTAATAACAGTATCAATAATACTAATAGCGATGGCACAGTATAAAGTCATACCAGAGGAACATAAAGCAAAACCAGTCGAGGAGTGGGGGACGGCGGAGCTTATCGAGTATTTTAGGGAGAAGCATAAAGAGGTAATGAGGGTAAAATCCCATAAGCCAGAAGGCTTATTGAAAATACATATCAACAGTAAGAACGTAAGGTTTTTATATGAACAGGGTAAAGAGGACTTCGGCAATATCCCAGCCAGTCAGTTGTATAAGGAGTATATGGATTGGCTGTTTGAATATAAGAGAGGGAAGGACGGCCTGATAAGATTGTGGAGTTTCAGCAATAAGGATATGATGACGGATTTCCTGGACTATAAGAGTATGGCGGTTCAGGAGAAGGCGTTGGGAAGCCTTGACGACTTCAAGAAGGAAGAAGAAGAAAGAAAGCAGCGGGCTAAGGCGTATTTTGAAAGAGACAGAGGAGGAGAGGTCAAATGAAAAGGAAGGTCAGTCATACGTTTCCAATTATGATTTATTACAATAAGGTCAGTAAGCAGTTAATCGGTCCATTAAACAGTAAGGATTATGTGGTTATCGCGGACAGGGGACAGAAACTACCGCCTCCCATAAATGGATTGCCAGAGGGGGTGGAGGTAAGAGAGGCAGACATCGTCGTTTACGAAAAGGAGAAATGACAATGGCAGGGATAATCGAAAAGGAAGTCATTATTAATTGTACTGATTGTAACAAAGATTTTACCTTGTCCGTAAAAGACCAGGAGTTTTATAAAAGGATAGGGTATGTCTTACCCAAAAGATGTTTGGAGTGCAGGAAAAAGAGAAGGTTGAAAAGGGAGGACAAAAGAGGAGAGAAGAAGTCGGAGAGCGGGAACAGGAGATAAAGCAGGACGGGGCGTAGGTTTGGGCAAATGCAGGTATCCCTAAAGACGCTCAAGTTTGCGCCCCATATTTAAGCAGGAGTGAAAATGGAAAAGGATTATTCGAAAGAGTTGAGAGGCGTAGTTGAAATGACTCCGTGGCAGGTCGCAGAGATTAGAGAGTTGAAGAAACGTATTATGGCGCAGGAAGGAGGGGCGGGAGAGAAGGAGAAAGAGTTTCAATGGCAGGTCAGGTTATTGGCGTCTAATATGCCTCATATATATTGGGGGTTAGAATTAAAGGATTTCGGGGGAGATATAAAGTCGGCTACCATAGTACAAAAATATATCGGTATAATGAAAGAAGCATACGAGGCAGGACAGGGGATATTATTTTTAGGGCGGCACGGGACGGGTAAGACAATGCTCGCCTGTATCATAGGCAAAGAGGCGATGAGGAAGGGATATACGGTATATTATATCGGCATACCAAGTTTGATTGACGGCATTATGTCGGGGTTTAGGAATGAGGAGGCTAAGGAGAGGTTGAGTACTATCGTAACAAGGACCGAGTTTCTTATCATAGACGACCTCGGCAAGGAGTATAGGGGCATAGGTCAGAAGCTCGACCCTTTAGTAATGTTAGAGATGGATAGGATATTAAGAGAGAGGATTAACAGAGGCAAGGTTACTATCGCAACGACTAATTATGATATGAAAGCGGTTACAAAGGCATACGGGGATAGTGTACTTTCGGTATTAAGAGGATACGTCCAATTCATAGAGGTAAGCGGAGAGGACTTTCGAGGATATTTAGGGGACAAGTTTAAGGAGAGGCTCGAAAAGAAATGAATGACGCTGGAAATTTTGAAAGAGATATTATAACGGGTATGCTCAAGGGGTATAGTCCGAAGAAGGTGCTTGTCCAATTCACGCAGGAATATTTTACCACGAAAGAGATGAGGGCGATATATATTATCTCAAAGGAGTATTATGAGAAGTTCGGAGAAATGCCTGATTTGGATATCATAGTAAATGAAACCGCCAAGCGTACAACCGCTAACGCTGATGAACTTACTAAGATGAGGATGTTTATAGAAAAGGCGATGACGTCAAGTATGGATGAAGGCAAGTATGTATATGCGGTTGAGGAGATGCAGAAGTTTTATATTTCGAGAAGGCTCAAGGATACAATACGGGAAGCCCTTGTTTATGTGGAGAAGGGACAGCCAGCACAGGCACAGGATTATATGTTGAGTAATCTTATTGACTTGTCCACGTCGGGCAGGGATGTGGTGATGATTGATTTCGTGGACGGGTTTGAGGAGAGGAAAAAGAGTCTTTTAAGGAGGGCGGAGAACCCCGATATATTAAAGGAGTTCTGTATACCGACAGGCATACCAGAGATTGATGAGGAGTTGGACGGAGGGTTAAGGAAGGGAGAGTTCGGGCTATGGCTTGCCGCCCCCGAAGGAGGAAAGAGCATATCCTTACAGAATATCGCCGTCAATGTCGCATTGGCGGGGTATAATGTCGCATTGATTACTATTGAAATGACACCAGAGCAGACCGCTTACAGGCTTGACTCGTCATTGACGGGCATAAAATATAAAGGGTTTAGGAGAGCGAAGATAACCGCAGACGAATTACAGCATTGGGCGGATAGTGTAAAAAGGTTGCCGAAGAACAGGCTTAAAATCATAGGCGTGCCAGAAGGATGTACCTGCCGTCTTATCGAAGCGGAGTTGCAAAAGATAAAAGGTATGTTTAATCCTGATATAATTCTTGTTGATTATGCGGGGATAATGAGCCCCAACGAAGGGAAGTACCAAAGCAGTATGGATTGGAAATACGTTGGCGAGATAGTAAGGAATTTAAAGGGGCTGGCATTGAAACTCAATATCCCTATATGGAGTGCGTCGCAGTTATTGGTAGGCTCAAAAGAGAAGGAGAGTGTGTCTTTCGGAGATATAGGATTAGCAAGACAGCAGATTGCGGCTCACGCTGACGTATGTATCGCTATCGTAAGGACTCAACAGATGATTGAAATGGAGCAGGCGAGGTTGCAGTTTGTCAAGGCAAGAGAGGGAGTATTAAAGAGGATAGTGGACGTCATAACTGATTTCGATAAGATAAGGTTAAGCGTAACAGGCAAGAAAGAGGAGGAGGTCGTTCCGTTTTGAAGTATAAAGTAATATCGGATAATATAGATGTCTTGAAATTATTGGAAGTGCTCAAGATAGAAGGCAAGGTCATAGGGGATGATTTTATGGCAAGCTGTCCCGTCAATCCTGACCACGAAGATAAGAACCCGTCGTGGGGAATACGGATAGAGGGCGACGCCAAAGGAGTGTGGCATTGTTACGGGTGCGGGATGAAAGGCAATGCTATACATCTGGTTATGAGTATAAAAGGCGTGAGCAGGGAGGAGGCGGAAAAGCTCTTATGCGAGTGGTTCGATATACAGGATATTACGCCCGATATTAGTGTGCAGGAGATATTAAAGATGATGGATAGGAAAGAGGCGGTAGAGGAGGAGGAGATACTCATAATCCCTTTGCCAAGATTGTCGGACAGTAAGATAGAAGCAGTAAGATATTTAATGGCTAAAAGGAGATACACGGAATTAGAGGCGTGGGATATAATCAACGCTTATCAGATAGGGTTTTGTGAGAAGGGGTATTATAAGGGCAGGATTATAATACCTATTTATGACAGCGCAGGAGTCTATATTACTTATGAGGCGCAGGCGACCGACGGCAACGGGAAGAAGAAGCTCTACCCTAAAGGCTCTATGATAAGTCGGCTTGTGTTTAATGATTATAATATATCAGAGAAAAGGGCGGTCATAGTGGAAGGGATATGGGACGCATTGAGGCTAAGGTCATACGGCATACCAGCAATAAGTATATTCGGGAGCAGCCTATCTAAACACCAGGCGTGCAGGGTTATAAGGAAGTATGAAGAAGTAGTCCTGTTCTTTGACGGGGATAAGGCAGGTCAGGGAGCAGAGGAGAAGGCGGTACAAGCCCTGTTCCCGTATGTTAAGGTAAGGAGTATCTCTATTGAGGGGAAAGACCCTGATGACCTCAATAGAGAGGAAGTAAGTAACTTGAAGATATTTGGATAATTTTACTTGACAGGAATTTTATATTATAATATACTATGAGATACCGAAATGAATATAAAGTTTAAGGCGTCTTTCGGGTGGGAGATACAGATAGTTGACACGGTAGAAGAAGCAGAGGGAGGCTTCTATATTTTGTATAAATACCTACCACAGTTAATTGACACGGTCAAAAGACAGTCAAACGGCAAGGTCGTTGACACAGCACAAGCCAAGAAGTTGATGGCTATAGGCTATATCAGCCTGAAATGAGGAGCCGTGGTCAGATTCAGAATAAAAGATAATCAGGTATTCAAGTTAGAAGATAATAAGCCACCAGTAGCGGTCGGGTCGTTACAGGGTGGTTTTTTTATTGCCCAAAGAGATATGATGGAGCACCTGCATTTTGTACACGACGGCTGGGGAGTGGACTGCGGGTTAGTGGAGTGTTTCCTAACCAATAAAGGAACGGGTAACGTAGAATTATTGCAGGATATAAACGTACATTATGTAAAGATAAACAACAAGACGTTTGATGAGGATTATTACACAGACCTGGGAATCATCAGGCAGTTCGGCATACGGGAGGAATACGGAGAGCACGGGGAGCAATATATCTTACCAAGGATATATTGGAGTCTTGTCAATGATTATGAGCGAAGGTCGGAAGGGTTCGTTCACCTGCACGTGCATAGTGATTACTCTTTATTAGACGGTATGGGAAAGATTGAGGAGTATGTCTTCACGGCAAAACGTATGGGGATGAAAGCATTAGCCCTTACTGACCACGGCAACGTCATAGGTCTTAGCAAGTTCCATAAGGTATGCAAGCAGGCAGGCATTAAGCCCATACTCGGTAGCGAGTTTTATGTGGTAGGGGACATATCGGTTAAGGAAAGAAAAGACATAAGACATATAGTCTTATTGGCGAAGAATTATACGGGATATAGAAATCTTTTAAGACTATCTACGAAGTCGTTCCTGGAAGGGTTTTATTATAAACCAAGAATAAGCAAGGCGTCTATTGTTGAACTCGGTGAAGGTCTGATTGTCTTATCGGCGTGCGCAGGAGGGCAGGTCTGCCGTCTCATTGAGGAGGGGAAGGTTATTGAGGCGGAGCAGGAGATGATGTTCTGGAAGACCCACTTTGGAGAAGATTATTATTTGGAATTACAGGCGGACAGCTTGGAGGTATATTGCAAATGTAATCCTACCATAGTTGAGTTAGCGAAGAAGTGCGGAGTCCCATTGGTAGCGAGCGTCGACGTTCATTATACCTATCAGAAGGATAGGAGCTGCCACGATATATTATTAGGCATACAGAAAAGGAAAAGCATACACGACAAGCCAGGTTTTGAGGCGGGGACGTATTGGTTCACGAGTAAAGAAGAAACAGAAAAGATGTATGAACAATACCAAACGAGAGTCCCCTACCAGGCGGTCGATGATGCGATAAAGAATACGGAGGAGGTCGCAAGGAAGATTGGGGAGTATGAGATAACTACTACATTGAAACTGCCAAGTCCCGTGCGGTCAACATCATTGAGCAAGATATGCTTTGATAGGATGTTTGAGGCGGGGCTAAAGGGCGATGAATATGTAACCAGGTTGAGTAGGGAGCTTGATGTCATAGCGGAGATGGAGTTCGAAGATTACTTCCTTATGTTGCAAGAGGTTATTGAGTGGGCGAAAAGTAAAGGTATTAGGGTAGGGGCAGGGAGGGGGAGTGTCGCAGGGAGTCTTGTCGCTTATGTATTAGGCATTACGCAGGTCGACCCTTTAAGGTTCGGGTTGCTATTCGAGAGGTTTTTAAATATAGGGAGAAAGGTCGCCCCAGATATTGATATAGATTTTGACAGCTTACGGAGGGATGAGGTCATTGAGTTTATTAAAGGAAGATATAATACTGCGAGAATATCCACAGTTGTAAGGCTCAACGGGAGGGGTATTGTACGGGACGGAGCGAAGGTATGCGGCGTAGCCCCCTGGTCGGTAGAATTATTGGCAAAGAGTATCCCGTTCAACCACTCCATAGATAAGGCATACGTATATGAGAGTCAATTCCGTGGTATGTTTGATGACCATAAAGAGGATATGTTAAAGGTCAGGAGGCTCGAAGGAGTAATCAAAACGGTAGGGCTGCACCCTGCGGGAGTCATCATATCGGATGAGGATATAGGAAGATACTTTGCTTTAAGATTATCGGACGGCAGTACGGGCGAGGCTGTTGTGCAGGGATGTATGGAGGATGTTGATTATGTGGGGCTCATCAAGGTAGATTTTTTAGGCTCAAAGACCCAAACCATATTGGATATGTGCTGTAAGGCGGTCGGGATAGAGCTTAATGACATATCGTTAGATAGGGAGGTCTGCCCAAGAGTTTATGAGGAGTTCAGCAAAGGTAATTGTGAGGATATATTCCAGTTCAATTCGGAGTTGGCAAGAGATACCTTGAAGAAGGTTAAGCCTGATAATTTCGAGGACTTGACGGCGGTTACGGCGTTAATCCGCCCTGGGGCGGGAGACTTTATCGATGCTTTCGCTAAAAGGGATTATGACCCCTTGATAGACGATATGAAGGGCATTGTCGGCAATACGAGGAATATTATCTTATATCAAGAACAAAGTATGCTCGTAGCTCAAAAGATAGCGGGGTTTAGTTTAGAGAAGGCAGATGACTTGAGGAAAGCCATAGGCAAGAAAATTCCTAAGTTGATGGCGTCATTAAGACAGGACTTTATCAATGGGGGCGCAGCTAAAGGATATGATAAAAAAATCGTCAGCGAGGTATTTGATATTATAGAGCGGTCGAGCTGGTATTCGTTCAACAAATCCCACGCAATAGCATATACTCTATCAAGTTATTGGTGTATGTGGTTCAAGTGCTATCACCCGATAGCCTATGCGGTAGCAGAGATGACGGTTGAGGGGGAAGGGGATAGGGACAAGCTCAAGAGATATATCGAAACTACCAAGGCGCAAGGCGTTGTTATGTACCCGCCTGACATTAATAAGTCGGAGTGGGGCTTCACGGCAGAGAAGGACGGAGTAAGGTGCGGGCTGTCAATGGTCAAAAGGTTCTCGGAGAACGGGTACGACCTTATAAAAGAGAAAAGACCGTTTAAGGGGTTCACGGAGTTTATGGAGGCTATATCAGACAATAAAAGAATGGTCAATAAGGGTGCGGTAGAGTGCCTTATAAATGCGGGGGCGTTCGATACATTTGGCACAAGAAAAGCACTCGGCGAGGCTTTGGAGAATTGGCAGAAGCTCATTAAACAGTTTAAGGGCAAAGAGATAGTCCTTGTTCTTGATGATAAGGAATTGAGTATAGCGGAGAAGGGGCAGAGAGAGTTTGAGGCATTAGGATTTTATCTGACAGTCAATCCTATTGAGCCATATAAGAAGCAGTTCAAGGGCGTTACTCCGTGGGATGACTTCCAGGAATACCAAAGAGGTCAAGGAGTATTGGTCGCAGGAGTTATTGGCACTATCAAGCCATATAAGTCAAAGAATGGCGAGATGGCTTTTATAGAGATAGGATGTTTTGACCACGAATACTCGCTCAATGTATGGGCGGAGGCGTGGAAGACATATAAGAAGGATTTGAATGAAGGTGATATAGTTCTTGTCAAAGGTCAGAAATTAGATGAGGATAAGGTATCGGTAGGGGAGAAAGATACCATAAAGAGGTTAAATCAGGAGGCGGTATGAGCATAATCAAGAACGCAAAGAAGGAATTGCAAGAGGCATATAAACAGAGCGGTGTCCTTATCATCAATGAAGCACTTGAAATCATAGACAAGTATCAAACCACAGAGGAAGGGTCGTTGCCTGAATTTGGTATTAAGATGATGCAAGAGGACGCAATGGTTCTTACGGCTTTGAATTTTACTTTGCAATCATATTGGATACAGTATGAGGCGGAGGCAGATAAGGCAAAGGCAAAGATAAAGTTCGAGAAGGCAAGGCAGTTTAATCTATTGAAGAAGTCCGATACGAAGAAGTCAGACAAGGTGTGCGAGTATGAGGCGGATGAGGCTACCTATCAATTTATATTGGAGGAGATAGACAAAAGGAAAGCCTCAAGGTATCTTGATGTTGCCTGGCAACGGACGGTAGACGTAGTCAATATGTTAAAGAAGATGGTAGAGAGGGCGATGTGGCAAGGTCCGCAACCAACATAAGTTCCCCGTATAAGCGTGCAAATGAACAGGCTGTCATAAGGAAGTACCTTACAGCCTGTTCGGGGTAATCCATATGAAGATAGGCACAAAGACATCGTACAATATGTTAGTATATCTCGTTACCTGGGGTAATCCGAGAGAGAAGAAAGAAGCAAAGGTAGAATTGAGTAGCAGGGCAGGGGACAATAACGAGAAAGGAGGTGAAGATATGGCGAAGAAGACCGTCGCAGAACCAAAGACCCAACCGACGAAGGCAGAAGCAAAGGCAGAACGGCGGCACGAGGTTTTTAAGGTTAGGAGTAAGGGCGACCTCGGAGTGCCATCGAGAGTGGCACAGGAGGCGGGTATAATAGCAGGGAGTAAGTTTACCTGCAAGGCAACAGGTAACGCAGGCGAGATACTTGTGCAATTAGCGCAATAAAGGGGAGGAAGATAAATTGAAAATACTTACAATATCAAAAACGTACGCTCGCAACGTGACAGGACCTAAACAGTACCAGTCGAGACGGTTCGAAACCACGTTGACGACAGAAGTGCCGACTGAAGCACAGGCGGAGACCCCTGAAGGAAAGCAGAAATTTATTGAGCTATCCGACAGGATGAATAAGGCAGTTCAGGCTATCGTAGAAAGGGACGCTGCGCCAGCAGTACAGGAGGCAGAACAGCAATAAGGGTAACCAAATTTGAAAGAAGGAGATACGGATGGCAAAGTATAAGGTAAAGGAAAAAGATTTTGAGACGCCTCCTGAAAATGTTTATGCTATGGATTTGGTCGGCATAGACAGTATGGAGGGCAGGAAAGGACCGTTCTTGAGATGGAGATTTGTAATAGCTGATATTTCAGAGCAGGATAAATACGCAGGGGTATTCGTAACAGCTATTACTCCTATGATGCCGACAATGAATAACAGGTTCGGTAAGTTCCTGCAAGTGCTATACCCTGCAACACAGATTGGGGCAGAGGGCGATACAGAGAAGATAATTGATAGTAAGTTCAGGGTCAAGGGCTTTGTTGAGCATAACAAGACCATAGACAAGGGAGAGGAGATTATCTACTGTAACTGCTCGAAGTTCCTTGAAGGTTCTGCACAGGCAGGCGTAGGGTGCGGGCGTCAGGATTTGGACGCAGACGGGAAGATGAAAAGACCTCAAGAGCAACAACAGGCACAGCCAGCAGGGAAGCAACCGCCAGCGGCGGCACCTACGGTTGACGCGATACCTTGGTAATAAGATGTGGATACTGAAAGTAGACATAGAAAACTTTCAAAAGCATAGCAAGTTCGTGGCAGAGTTTACTCCGCACGTTAATTGTATCATAGGTGAAACCGATAAGGGTAAATCCTGCCTCGTTCGTGCTATTAAGTGGGTGCTATTCAACGAACCCAAAGGAGATATAGTCCGTAAATCGGGGACGAGAGAGACTCGTGTTACTCTCGTCCTTGATAACGGGTACACGGTTACAAGGATAAAGTCTTCAAAGGAGAACGCTTATATAATCAATGAAACAAGATATGATAGCTTTGGGAAGGATATACCAGAGGAAGTAACGAGAGTGCTTTCGGCTATCCCTATGGTAGTTGAGAAAGACGGAATTATACTTAACATATCAGACCAATTAGCCCCGCCGTTTTTATTAAGTGAAAGCGGAGGGCTACGGATGAAGGTCTTGAACAAGCTCATAGGGAGCGATATTTTAGACTTTGTAGCGGTAGATTTGAATAAAGATATATTGAGGATAGGGAGAGAGGAGAAGGTTGTAGCAGAGACTCTTGCGAAGAATAGGGTAGAGCTTAGCGGGACAGAAGCAGACCTCTATGCTAAGTCAAAGGTTTTAAGAGACGTACAAGCCCTTTATGAGAAATTATCTCAAAAAGTGAAGGTATATGAGCAGGTACAGGGGTTATATGTGGGGGCGAAAGCCAAATCCGAAGAAATAGGCAGGGCAGACAGTGAACTCAAAACTATTGCCCTGCCTGTCGGCATTGAGGAGCTGTCAACCATAGCCGTCAGGTTTACAAAAGTATTGGAAGTCTTTACAAGGGTTGTAGATACGAAAAAAGAGATAGAGGCAACGGCTATGAGGGCTGAAAGTATGGTCATACCAGAAGACCTTGAAATCTATATATCCCTGGCAACGGCATTTCAGAGTGCTAAAATCCTGCACCAGAAGGCGTCTGCTGGGCGAACGGAGATAAGGGCGACCATAGAGACCCTTGGGGTATTGGGTACGGGAATAGGACAGTTAAAAGGGCGGTATAGCGAAATTTTAAAGCAGTACGGCAAATGCCCTGTGTGTCATACGGAGGTTACGCAAGAGGTCTTGGATAGGATAGAATTATGAGCGATGTCTTGGTGGAGCAATTAACATATAAGGGTCAGAAACTAACGGAGTTATCACGTGAGGAGTTGATAAAGATAATAGCGGTTATGTTCAATATGTATCAAGAAGAAAGAAAGTGGTTCAAACTATTAGTTGCAAAAAGGGACAAATGATAAAAGCCATAAAGAAGTATCTGAATCATAGGCGTCTTATGCGGACGTTGACATTGTTAAAGCAGTTGGATAATTTTTTAAAGAATACAGGCGTATCAAGGCAGGAGAGAAGATACTTCTGGCGGGCTATGGCTAAAGACGAGGATAGGGATAAGACGATAGAGCGGATAGCAAAAGAGGCGAAGGAGGTATTGGGCGATGGAGGCTAAACCAGTCAACGGCGTAGTAGTTATTAAGTGCGATTTTTGTGAGGCAGAGATAAATAAGTCTGTCGTCCAAGAACAACAGTTAAGCGGTTGGACGTGGGGGAGGAGAGGTATGGTGATGAGCCTTTCGGGGTGTTATTTAGATACAGGAGAGTGCAGGCACGCTTGTCCGAAAGAGTTATGCAAGGCGAGGTTATTAGTATGGGCAAGGAGTTAAGATGAAGCAGATGTTAAATGCAGAAGTCAACAGCGAGACATTTAAGACGGTTTTACATAAGGCGAGATTATTATGCGTGATGGACGCTATGGAGAAGGGCTTATCGCCGACCGTTCATTTCAAAATGACCATAGACTCTATCGACTTTGCCGCACAAGCCATAGCGGGTGCTATCGCAATACTCCATAGGGATAAGCAGGAGGAGTGCAAGAAGATGTTATTAGCTGATGTGGAAAAGGCGGTTAATCAATATTTAAAGGTCGCAGAGCGTTGTGTTGAGGTGGCTAAAAAGATGCACGGGGATTTGGAGATATGAAGATACTTGTAACGGGCGCATTAGGTTTTATCGGGAGTGCTTTTGTAAAATATAGTCTTGAGAAGATGAACGATATTAGGGTGGTCGGGTTTGACAAGAACGAAGACCAAAGGGCGGTATCGAGGCTGGCAGAGGTCAATGGTAGCCGTAAGTTTCAGATGATATATGGAGATTTTTGCGAGGACATATCGGAGCTGATGGAGGACGTAGAGGTAGTGTTCCATTTCGGGGCAAAGACTTTTGTTGACCATAGTGTAAAATCTCCTGAAAGTTTTGTTCGGAATAACATATACGGCACGTTCAATATACTTGAGGAGGTAAGAAAGGCTCGGAAAAGACCCCTGCTCGTATATATCAGCACAGATGAAGTGTATGGGCAGACAGAAGGAGAAGCCCCGTTCACGGAGAAATCGGTATTGAATCCTACCAACCCGTATAGTGCGTCAAAGGCGAGCGCAGAAATGATGGTAATGGCATACGGGAAGTCGTATAATATAGAATACATCATAACAAGGTGTGAGAACAATTACGGCGCATATCAGAACCCGCAGAAGGTATTGCCGACTTATGTAAAGTATGGTTTACTTAATAAACCGTTGCCTGTATACAGCCCTGGCACTCATAAAAGGAAGTGGCTTTATGTTGACGACCATTGTAGGGCTTTATGGGAATTGGTCGAGTCGGGGTTCAGAGGCATAGCTAATATCGCAGGAGGGCACGAGTTACAGAATATAGAATTGGCAAGATTAGTGTTAACAGAGTTAGGTAAGAAGCCCGATATGATAGAAATGACCGACACGGGCAGGATAAGGCCGTTCCACGACAAGCGGTATCATATAAGGTCAATTATATTGGACTGTCTCGGATGGCAACCAACGACCAATATACAGGAAGGTATGCACAAAACGATAGGGTGGTTCGTGGATAACCAATGGTGGTTAGGGATATGAGGAGAGGCATTGGATATAGCATTAAAGGGTAAGTTTATAAACCATAATTTATGGGAGGCGATTAAAGCTCAAGGTTATTCAAACATCAATGAGTTTTGTCGGGTCGCTGGTATGAGCGCGTCATTGATAGGGCGATATATTAACCTGAAAAGTATACCTGTACAGAAAAATGTTTGTAAAAAGCTCGAAGAAAAGTTACATTGTCCGATTGATTATTTATTCCTTGACGATTTGTGCGCTTTTGTGAAGAAGAAACCTATAACAGAGGTATACGCTCATAAACGGGTCGATTTATTATCATTGGAAAATATCAAAGGTATAAGCTATGTTCCTGATTTGGATTTTGATAAGGCAGGAGAAATAGATAAAGTGCTGGATACTCTTACGAAAAGGGAAAGAAAAGTAGTAGAGTTGAGATACGGTCTTGATACGAACCCTAAAACATATCAGGAAGTAGGAGAAGAAATGTCCGTAACCCCTGAAAGAGCACGGCAAATAGAATTGCGTGCGTTACGGAAATTACGTCATCCTATACGGTCGAGAGAATTGGAAGTATATGTTAATTAAGAGAGGAGGAAGGCAATGGCAAAGAGAAAGATATATGCGTTTGACATCACGGAGATAGGTAATATCTTGGTAAACTTAATACAGAATAAGAACGCAGTCAAGGCATTGATAAGGCATAATGACGATAGCCTTATTGATGACGGGCTCAATGTTCAGAAGTTGGATATGGCTTTTGAAAAGAACCAGATACAGGTAACGGTTGAACACGATAGTTTTGAGGACGTAAGTGTATATCCGATAGTTCCTATGAAATTGGCGGTAGAGACCTTGTCGGATAATTCAACAGGAGTGCAGGTAGAGTGAAGGTAAAGACAAATAAAGGTTTGGAACTGGAATTTACTCCCGAAGAACTCCGCCATTTTAAGTTAAATACCCCAGAAGACGTGAGGGGGTTTATAGACAAGATGGAGGAGAAGGGTGAGGTTAAGGTAGGGTTTGTGAGTCAACCGCAAGCCGAGGGGAGTAAATAGAAAGGGGGCTTTGATGGCAAGTCCAAAGGTCAATATATTATGGGCTAAGAAACAGATTAGGCTCATAATGGGGAAGGCGTACCTATGCCTGACGTTTGAATTTATCAAGGATATAGTGGATAGGTTCAACCACTACCAATGTTGTATGAAGGATTTGGACAGGAACGGGATAACTCCTATCAATTGGGAACACGCTTATAGTTATGAGATTGCGCAGCGTATGGGGTATTTGCGGGAGTTCGGAGAAACCAGGAAGATGAAGAAGCTGGCGAAGATAGCCCGCAAGCGGGGGATGGTCGTCCATTATTTTAAGAGCGGCAGTATAATGGTAATGGATGAAGGAGACTATGAATCGTGGTTATCACAGAAGGAGGGTTGTAATGGTAAAGCGGTCAGTCAATAAGAAAGAAAAGGAGATAGCCGATAAGACGGGGCAGTTGTTCGATATTAAGGACACAGACCTCGGCAAGAGTGCGAAGAAATTTTTAGCACTTCGGGAACAGATAGACAAGGCGAAGGGCGAGCTTGAGAAGGAAGGTATAGCTCTCGTAGAGTTAATGAACAGCGACAAGAAGGACAGGATTACCATAGACGGCGTAACCTTATCAATAAAGATTACAATGGCAAGGGTTACAATAGCCATAAAGAAAGCGAAGGATACAGAGTGAAGACAAAGGGAGTATTGCTCTGTGGAGGGGAAGGAACGAGGCTAAGACCGCTAACTAAAGCCGTCAATAAGCATATGATAAGGATAGGCAATAAACTGATGTTGGACTATCCTATCAGTAAGTTTATAGACGCAGGGCTTAGAGATATTCACGTGGTAATCGGCGGCGAGCATTTTGATGCCATAGTAAAGTATCTTGGGAGTGGCTTTGACAGAGGAGTCAGGTTTACTTATTCAATGCAGGATAGGGCAGGAGGCATAGCAGAGGCGATAGGTCTTGCAGAGCAATTCGCAGACGGGCATAAGATAGTAGTAATTCTCGGCGATAATATTTTTGAGGCGAGTATATTCCCAGAGGTCGCTGATTTTATAGATTCTAAATGTAAGACAGAGGCAAGGTTGTTTTATACGCACTCGGATACCCCAGAAAAGTTTGGTTGTCTGGTTTATGGAGACGTGGGCGGTCCTGTTGATATAGTAGAAAAGCCAAAAGCTCCGCCAAGTAATGATATTGTTACAGGTATATATATGTATACTCCTGATGTATTCGAGGTCATTAAGACATTAAAACCGAGCAACAGAGGCGAGTTAGAGGTTACGGACTTGAGCCGTTATTATATGCTTAATGACACGTCAGAGTGTGTAATCCACGAATTGAAAGGTTGGTGGTCGGATTGCGGTTCGCTCGAAAGTATAGCGAAAGCGGAGGTATTAGTCAGGGCTTCAAACTTATAGCAAGCGCAGAGGTTGAGCCTGATGAGGTTTTGATTATATCACGCCCTACAGTTGAGCAGGTCAGGAAGGCAGGAGGTATTAATAATTGGTTGAGGAGGTATCCGCATAAATATACAAAGATTAGGGGGATAAGTGATGGCGACAGACAAAGAGATAAAGTTCTTAGCAAGAGAGATGGAAAGATACACGGACGCCGAAAAAAGAAAGTTATTTAGGAACGTTGATATTATCTGGGCGAGAATAAGGACAATGGCTTTGGACAGGCATACTACCATAGAGAATTGTATTATACCTGCCTGTAATGAATACCTGGGGAAAGTCTAATGGACGAGAGGCAGTTTGACGAGCTCTATCAACGTATGGTCGCAGAAGAAAATAAGATAGGGCAGACAAAGGCGAAGGAATATAGCCGTAGTGGTGATAGGCTGGATAATTTTAAACGGCTCGGTAAAGAGTTGGACTTAGACCCGAAGAAGGTGCTATGGGTATATCTCAAAAAGCACCTGGATAGTATTGCTTCTTATATCAGGTCAGGGATGGTTCTATCAGAGCCGATTGAGGATAGGATAAAAGACGCAAGGGTATATCTGGCTTTGTTGAGAGGGTTGGTTGAGGAAGACAAGGGAGCGAAAAAGAAAGTGTCTTTATCCTTGAGTGATTTGAAGGGTTTAAAGACGGGGAGAATGTAAAGTGGCTGTTGGAACAAAAACGAGCTCGTGGCATAAAATTAAGTGTATATTCCTGTGGTTGCTTTTCTGGTATCGAGATTTAGATTCGGAAAAGCGGCAGGGGTTTTGGTGTCAGAAATGTGGTAGACGATACCCGCAATAAGGAGGGCATTATGGCTGTTACAGGGATAATAGATAAGGTCTTACAGATATTGATGTGGATATTTAACCCAACAGCGATGAAGGAACGCAAGCTAAACGAGTTAAGGGCAAAGTTAGCGCAGGTAGAGGACGAAAGGGAGAAGGCAAGACAGGCTAATGACAATGCCTTGTATATGCAAAAGGAGCAGGAAAGAAATGAGATACTTAAAGAGATTGCTCGTATTAGCGGTAATAAGTAGCGTATTACTCGGCTGTGCGTATAAAAGACAGTTTATTTTACTGCCCGTAGAGAAGTACCACTTTATAACCAAAGCGGGCGACGTACTCCAGCGTCAGACGCAAGACGACCAGGTGTCCTTACCTGTTGATGGGGTGTGGATAAGTATAGGTGAAAAAGAAAAGTATGAACACGCACAGGAGTATGCAGTAGAACACGGATACGTACCGCAGTAAACATCGGGAGGGGCGTTCGTCCGTTGACCACGGCTCGGGCATAGTATCCAAGGACGTCTTCAAGATATTGTGTCCTGCGGACGCCCTCTCGGCATACAATGGAGGAAATGGAAATGGAAATGGAAAGCCAAGTATTAGGCAACGGTCAATCGAAAGTTTGGATACATTTATCAGAAGGGGCTTTGAAGAAACTCAAGCAGGACAGGCAGGCGAAGGTAATGTACAAAAGAACTATAATCTATCTTACACCGAAGGCAAAGCATAGTGTACTGTTTAAAGGGAAGGGCAGGAAGGTTACTAACGACCAGGCAAAACGGATAGAGAAAATATTAAACGAGGGTTGATATGGACACGCCATTTAATATCATATCAGTATGTAGGGAAGATGTTGCGACTGTCATAAAAGACAAAAAGACGGCAGAGGCGTTGACCGATGATGAGATGAGAAGGATAGCGAATAAGATGTCGGACGCATATCTCAACAACGGGTATTGGCAAGATTTGAAAGAGATAACGGAGATGGTATTAAAGGGAAGGGTATGAAGTGAAGCTACTCTATTTTACAGACAGTCATATAAAGGGGAAAAATCCTATATCAAGGACAGGGGACTTTGTAGAGGATATGTCTATTAAGTTAGCCGAGATAGGCGGTATGGTCAAGGCGGAAGGGATAGATAAGGTTCTATTCGGGGGAGATTTATTTGATAGCCCCTCGGTTGCTCTTAACGTAGTGGATATGGTGGTAGACCAGATAGAGAGTTGGGGAGTGGACTTTTGGACTATTCGCGGTAACCACGATGAGATAGGTCATAATCCAGGAGCGAGCGGGCAGAGTGTTCTTGACCATATATTCAGGCGGTCAAAGATAATCAAGCATTTGGGCGGTATGGCTTGTGAGGAGGCGTATATAGAAGGGGTAGATTACTACCACAGTATAGAAGAAGACATTAAAGCGAAAGGTCTTATGAGTGCAATGCCCCATTTAGAAGGGAGGAAGATTGCGGTAGTCCACGCTTTTATATTAGATAAGCCCTTTTTAGCAGGAATAGCTCACGTATGCATTAAGGATATAAAGTCGGATTTTGATTTGGTATTGATAGGTCATACGCACCCAGATATAGGTATCCATAAAAAGGATAAGACTACCTATGTCGGCATAGGGGCATTGGCGAGGATAAGTATAGTTGACGCAGACAGGAAACCGCAGGTATTGATTATAGATACAGCTACTCCTACTATGAAGGTCGTGCAGTTACAAAACGTAAGGGCGAGGGATGTAGCTTTTGATATGGAGAAGGCAAAAGAGGTATTGGCATTACAGGGGCGGTTGGATGAGTTCATAAGTAGTTTGGAGGGTGTAAAGTTCCAGGGCTTGAATTTGAAAAATATTATTGAGAGTATAGCAGAGAAAGAGAATATCGATAAAGAGGTAGTGCGTATTGTTCTTGAAAGGATAGAAAAGTATGATACGGCATAAGCTATTCCCTAAACAGATAATGGCATTGAAATCTGCGGTACAAAAAGCCCCGTTCAGTTGGGTAGATATAGATTTTAGTATTGGTAGGGGGAAAAGAGACGACGGTACGTGGTGTTTTTGGCTATTGGACGGTAAAAGAGTTGATGTCGAGTTCACCGAAAAAGAGTTAATCCTGCGGGTTACGACTATCGCAGACCTTGACAGACCGATGGTTAAGATACAGGATTTTAATATTATAGAGCAAAGGATGTGGAGGAAACTGTTAACGGAGGGACGGGGATGACGTCAGAGCAAAAAGCCAAGATAGATAGTATGACACAGAAAGAACTGTGTTCAAAATGGAGATTTGCGCCCGTCGGCGACCTATTGTTGCAAGGTGATACAGGAGATTATTTCGCAAAAAGGTTAAAGGAGATGGGTGGTTTTACTCCTGAAATATCAAAAGAGTTAGGGTGGTAAAAGATGTCTCAAGGTAACTGTGGAGGGGGAGAGATATGAATTACATAGAAGAATTGAACCAGATACAGAAATCGGTAGAGGTAAAGAAACAGAAAAAGGTAGCATTGGAAGAACGTAAGCGTATGTTGGAAGAAGACCTTGGTAAGTCAATGGCTGAGCTCAAGGAGCTTGGTATCAATTCCCTTGAGGAAGCAGATGGTTACATTAAAAAGACAGAGGGCGAGTTAAATGAAGGGATTAGCAAATGCCGTCAGATATTAGCAGGCAATTAGAGGGAGTGTTAAATAGTATAGGCGGTCTTAATAATTCTGTATCCTCATTAAAGGGTAAAGCGGATTTGCTTATTGAGCAGAATCAGGATTATGAGGATAGGCTCAAGCAATACACGGAAGGTAAAGAGCTTTATAGGAAGGCAATTGTACTCGTAGGGCAGGCGGGAGAGACAGCAAGGGTCGCTATCAAGAGCGGATTTGAGGGCATAGTTACCCACGCATTAAGGTCTATTGTCGGAGAGGATTATACTTTTGAGATAGTATTCGAAAAAAGAGGCAACGTCCAGGAGGCGAACTTTAATGTCAAGACAAAAGAGTTGGGAGAACCGTTTGACCCTATTGATAGTCGTGGTGGAGGTATTGTGGATATTGTTTCTATTGCGCTGCGCGTTTCGTTGCTTGAGTTATTTCAGCCCCGTATTGAAGGTCCAATAATTTTAGATGAGCCATTTAAGCATTTGTCAAAGGAATATATCCAAAGCGCAGGCGAGTTTTTGGATGGCGTGGCAACGAAGATGGGCAGGCAGATAATTCTCGTTACGCATATCAGGGAATTGACAAATGAGGCGGATAAGGTGATAGAGTTATGAGGAATTGTCCATTAGGCGGGGACGCAGACCATTGTGATGAGTGTGCGTACTATCCTGATTATAACTATAACGAACACACAGGAGAGTGTGAAAGGAGAGATGAGATGGATAAGGAAAAGAAGCCGCAGGATTTAGGAATAAATGTAGGAGACGGAGGCAAGGTAGAGGAGCATACCGCAAGTAAGAAGACAGAGCCAGCAAAGACTCTGCCTGAATACGAGATAATAGCCGATAAGATGATGCACGGTAAGCTGTTCCAAAGACCTGATATAAAAAGAGAGCTTAATGTAGTGCATAGGTTGTGCGTTAATGTGGGAGACAGACTCGATGACCCGCAGGTTATCGCTATGATTTTATTCCATAGAGGAATTGAGCCCGACTATTCATCGTGAGTCGTGGTGAGTTTTCTTATAAGATTAGGTCGTTCTGGTTTAACCATTTCGTAAGATGTTTTATCCGTGGGTGTTTCAAGCATAGGGATTATTGGGGACACCATATCATACGTCAGAGCGCAGGCGGTCCTTGGGAGGAGTGGAATAAGCTACCAATATGCAGGGAACATCATACAGAGTTACACGCCATAGGCGAGGAAGCATTTATGGAGAAGTACCCAGAGACAAGGGCGAAGATAGAAAAGGCTCACGAGATTTGGAGGAAGAAAAGTGCTGGAGAACTGTAACCATTGGGAGCGACGGGCTATATTCAAGCGTATCAAAGAGGCGAAAGAGCGTATATGGTATTGTAAGTGCAAAGAACCGATGAGGGATTGCGAATATACCTATAATTGTAATAGGTGTGGCGGGATAATCAATGATAGGGTATCACTACACAAGTTTTGATTGTTGGAAGCAGATACAGAAAGAGGGCTTACAGCCCTATATAATAGACAGACCTTGTCTGCGTGAACATACGGGCGTAGAGTGGGTAAGAGCGGTTTGGATATGGACAGAGAAGATGGAAGGTATAGCCCACGTAGGGTCGGTCATATACCAGATGTCTCATAAAGGGGCAACGGAGGCGGTTCTATTAGAAGTAGAGTATAAGGAACAGTATTGCTTGGGTTCGGTTGATGGTCATAAAATTTTATTGAATCATAATGGTACTTTGGAAAAATTAATATATCACGATGGGACACAGGAGGCGGTATTGGTCGGTAGGGCTATATCGTCTGATAAGATAAAGTTATTAAGGCATTATAATTTATTGGAGTGTTTTAAGTAGATGGCTGATAAAAAATTTATAGCATATTACGATTTTGATTGCGAACATTGCGATAGCACGATTTCAAAGGATGATGAATTTCACTTTTTTAACGGCGATAAGATTTGCGAGGATTGTTGGCAGAAGTTAGTAGATTATTATGAAGACGAGATGTAAGGAGAAAATGGAAATGGAAAAGCAGGTGTTTAAAAGCATTAAGGTTGATATGGACAGGTATCAGAAACTACTCAAGGTATCAAAGGGCGATGGGTTATTTATGAGCTGGCATATGAATCTGGCTATTGATATTTATGTAGCCCTCTATGGAGTAGTAAGGTTTTTCCCAAAAAGGTAGGTTGTTTATGATAATGGGACAAGAGAGAAAAACTTTTGTGGTATGTGTTTATCGTAAAGACGAGCATAGCGCAGACGCTAAAGAGGTAAAGTGCTCACAGTGCGGTGCGCCGTTGTGGTGCTCTCCTCATAATCTTGGTTTAAGCCCTCTTTGTATTCAATGTTTCGAGAAAATCCCGCCAGCCGAAGCGGTTATAATGGTGAAGATGATAGATTTAATCAAGGCGAGTATTGAGATAGTGAAAAGGAAAATGTCAGCGTGGATGAACTAAGGAGGGGTTGATGGATAAGATATTAAGTGTTTGTGAGTTTGCTACAATGGGATTTTGTTTGGCTCAAATAGTCATTATCAGCATACAGAAGAAGGTATCTTTGTTAACCGCAATAATGGGTTGGTTGATTGCTGCGATTTGGGTCGTCATAGCGAGGAGGGCAAGAAATGCAAGATAAAATTATTGAGGCTCATATTAAAAGGTTTTCTTTATGTGATGGTGAGTTTAGGATTATTGTAGAATTAGAAGACGGCGGAGGGGTGTCTGTTTTAACGGGTGGAGGCAAGGATGAGTTTCAGTTTAGAGGTTCTAAACCAGAATCCATAGCAAAGATAGCAAAGTTATTGGCGGCTATACCAGAAGTGGTTGTTGAGATTAAGGAGATGGAGAGGAAGATGGAGGGCATTAATGGCAGTTAACGAGAGGACAGAGGCATTAGCAAGAGAGTTATATTTTACAGCGTTCAGGCGAGATAATTACGATGAGGATACGGAGGAGACCAAGCAATCATTTATAGCTATGGCTGAATATGTATTGAAGAATTTCGGCACGATAAGAGACTTCCAGCTAAACCCGCACGCTGTATTTGATGTTCTCAAAGGTAACCATAGGAAGGTAGCGAAGGCAATAGTTGGTGTGAGGGAAATGCCTCTTAACATAGACCATATAGGGCAGAATATCAATGATTTGGTGATAGAGATGTTAATAGAGATAATGAATAAACGACCTGATATAGTTCAAAGGAAGCCAAGTGGATGAGTTCGGTAAGTGGATTAAGTTTGCTTTGGTAGAGAAAAAGGCAAAGACCAATGTTTGGAATATTGAGACAGATGAAGGCATAGTTTTAGGGCAGATAAAGTGGTTCGGTCGTTGGAGGACGTACGCTCTTTATCCGTCGCCTGATACAGTCTTTGAAGATGATTGTCTTTTGGATATGGCTAATTTTATTAAGAAGCAGATGGACGAAAGGAAAAAGAAATGAGGATGATAGGTATAGATATTGGTAAGCACGGGGCAATAGCTACTATTGACGGTGAGGGGTTCTATGCGACATTTGATATGCCTATATATATCGAAATAGAGAAGCATAAGCGCAGTAAGGATAAAAGAATAACCAATTTAAACAAAAGGGCGTTGTTCGATTTACTAAAAGGCTTAAAGACAGAGGATTGCTACTGCTGCGTAGAGCGCAATAGACCATATCCACAAGAGGGGGTAGTCAGTTCGTTTTCTCTTGGAGAGCAGGTTGGGTTGGTCGAAGGTATGTTAATTGCTTTGCAAATTCCGTTTGAACTGGTAAGCCCCCAAGCGTGGTATAAAGAGTTGAGCATAGTCAGGCAGTATGGTAGTAAGAACGCTACCTATGAAAAGGCAGGGAATATGTTCCCACGGGCTATATTAAAAACACCACGGGGCAGGATATTAGATGGCAGGGCGGATGCGCTTTTAATATGTGAGTACGGTAGAAGGAGGATAGCCAATGGTGTCGAGGCAAGAGATAGAGCAGGACATAATCAGGATAGTCAGTAGCTATGCGGTTATTGACGCAGGATTGATAACAGATACAGCGAGCCTGGCAGGAGACTTGGAATTATCAGAAACAGAGATAGCAGATATTATTTATGAAATTGAAAATAAATATGAAGTGGCGTTGCCTGGTGATTTTGAGGACTACGAATACGTTACCGAGCTTATTGACGCAGTTTGCGTACAGAAAGGGGTGTAGTAATGGGTAAAGGTCAGAAGGAATATAAAGTAGATACTAATATATCGATGGAGGATTTGCAGATGCGTGAAGCACCCGTCGATATTACTCCTACGAAGTTGTTTTATAATTTTGTGTTTTCGATGTTCAAGAAGTATGACCTAAAGCATAGCGGGTTCAATGGTCATCAGCATAAGTTAATCCGAGACGTCAGATATAAGTTCGAGGAAGCGGTCAAGACAAGCGCAACAGTTATTGTATTCCTTGATAGAGAATTAAGATTTATCAATGACGTATTCTATGACGCAAGTTCAGGGATAGAGTCGAACGAGATAAGGGAGCGGATACACGATAAGATATTAGCGGCGTTCGGCAAGGATAGTGTTGAAGAAGAAAAAGATGATGTGCCAGAAATAAAGATTGACAAGTAATATAGTATAGTGTAATCTATTAGACAGGGATATCTGCATTTGCTCTTAACAGAGGAAAGGCGGATATCCCTTTTTCTTTGTATCCTACCTGCAAGCCCCTCAATTATATAGGAGGTTGTATGTATCTGATAAAGAGCGAAGGCTCGTTTGATTCGGCTCATAAGCTCAAGGGCTATAAAGGCAAGTGTAGTCGGCTTCACGGCCACCAATGGCGATTTGAAGCCACTTTTGCTTTTTATGGTAAGCTTGATAAAATAGGGATTAGCATAGACTTTAAAGAGGTTAAGAATTGGCTAAAAGAGGTTGAGGAGAGATACGACCATAAGCTATTGGTCTTTAAGCCAAACTCGACGGCAGAGGTTATAGTAAAAAAGATTTATGAGTTGTTGTCAGCGCATAACAAGGAAGGCGTTATAAGAGTCGCTAAGGTAGCCTTGTGGGAGACTCCGAATAATTGTATAGAGTATTATGAGGGGGTAGAGTCAGGAGGGGTGTTGAAATGTTAATTAATGAAATGTTTTTATCCTTACAGGGCGAAGGATATGAGTCGGGCGAGTTGACCTATTTTATAAGAACGGCTCGTTGTAATCTCCAATGCTCGTGGTGCGATACTAAGTTCCAAGACCCTGCAACAGAGATGAGGGTGTTAGAGGTTATAGGCAAGGTAAGCAGGTGCGGGATAAAGAATATCTGTATCACAGGCGGAGAGCCGTTGCTTGAGGAGGACTTCTATCAATTGGAGGAGTGGCTATTTAAGGCAGGGTACAATACAGTCGTAGAGACGAACGGGAGCATATCAATAGAGAATATAAAATCTCAAGTTGCTATGGATATTAAGCCGCCGAGTAGCGGTATGGCGGAGCAGTTTTTGAGAGAAAATCTTGACCGTTTAAAGCCTAATGACCAGGTCAAGTTTATCATACAAGACATCAAGGATTATGATTATGCAAAAGAAATGTTAAAGGATATAAAGCAGGGTAAGGTTATTTTTATGCCTGTGTGGGATGAGAAGTTCAAAGCAGCAAAGGATTTGGCAAGATGGATAATGGCGGACAGGCTATCGGTTCGATTGAGCCTTCAAATGCACAAGATACTGCATTTAAAGTAAGCTGGCAGGATTTTGCAGAGATTATGGACCAGCTCGTGCGGAGAGTGCCGAGATATAATACCTATGTCGGGATAGCCCTCGGTGGGCTATTCCCTGCGGCGTTTCTGGCTAAGTTTTATGACGCCGAGTTTATGTTTATGCAGTTTAAGCATTATAAAGACAGACAGAAATTAGAGAACGTTCGGTGGGGAGGTAATTACGGCAGACCGTACGGTAGCGTATTGATAGTAGACGACGTATCTGATACGGGAGAGACGCTGATAATGGCTCAAAAGCAAATGCCGTGGGCGGATACGTTAACATTATTCGTTAAGCCGCAGACAAAGTTTAAACCGACGTATTTTTGGTCTGAAACTGATAGATGGATAGAGTATCCTTGGGAGAGAAGCATTGAAAAGAGACCATAATTTAATAAGGAAAGCTATAAGAGATTTTTTGATTGGCTTGGGAGAAGACCCTGAAAGGGATGGTATTAAGGAAACGCCTGATAGGGTAGCCCGTATGTGGATGGGGTTTAATGGTGAAGAAAAGCCATATCTCAAGACCTTTAAGTGCGAATACAGTGAAATGGTAGTAGTAAAGGAGTTGCCTTTTTACAGTTTTTGTGAACATCATCTTGTCCCGTTCTTTGGAGTGGCTAAGATAGGATATTTACCTAAAAAGAAGGTGTTGGGGTTAAGCAAGGTGGCAAGGATTTTAGACTTTTATGCTCTACGTCCGCAGATACAAGAACAGTTGACAATGCAGGTTGCGAAAGACCTGATGTCATTATTAAAGCCGAGCGGGGTGGGGGTTATCATAGAAGCGGAGCACCTTTGTATGTCAATGAGGGGAGTCAAGAAACCAGGTCATAGAACCGTAACAAGTTGCTTATTGGGTAAGTTCCAAGACGCAAAGGTCAGGGAGGAGTTCTTGAAGCTATGAATAGGATATGGGTTTGGTGTACTTTTGAGTTTGAGGGTTTTCATAGATGGGCGGGTGCGCCCGATAGCGTGGAGTATTTAAGAACCAAGCACAGGCATTTATTCAAGTGCAAGGTGTGGGTAGAGGTCAGGCACGAGGATAGAGAGATTGAGTTCATAACATTGAAGCACGATTGTCAAAAGGCATTAGGGGTATTGGATATAGAAAGAGTGGGGTCGTGCGAGGTGGTTGCAGGAACGATATTGATGGAGCTCAAAAAGATATATCCTAAAAGGATGATGATGGCAGAGGTAAGTGAGGACGGAGAGTGCGGAGCGAGGGTTGAGTTAGATGATAGGGAATAGGATGATAGATTTAGAGAAAATCAAAGGCAATATACCAACCTGCATACAGGTAGATTGGCAGAGAGAGGTGTATATACATAATCGTATGCTTGCAAACCCGCACGGGGTTGAGTATCCCAGGGTCTATCAGCTTGAGACGACGAGTGTATGTAACCTGAATTGTGTATTCTGCCCAAGAAAGAATCTCATAAGACCAAGACAAGATATGAGTCAAGATTTATTTAAGACTATTGCTGACAGAGATTTACGATGGACAACAGCCATTGAGTTATTCGGGTTTGGAGAGCCATTATGCGACCAGAACTATCCTGCCAGAGTAGAGTATCTCAAGTCATTAGGTAAGTATATCGTGGTCGCTTCAAACTGTCTTTTGGCTGACCGTATGCCTGATAGTTTATGGAAGATGGTTGACTATCTCGTCATCGATGTTGACGCAGTAAATAAAGAGCATTATGAGGCGGTCAGGGTTGGCGGTAGCTGGGAGAAGATGAAAGAGAACGTACAAAAAGTCCTGGCTATCAGAAAAGCAGCTCAAAAGTACAGCGTAGTGCAGTATATAGATTATGAATCGGAGGAAGAAGACAAGCAGAAATTTATAGCAGAGTATACAGGTCTGGCTGATGAGATAAGAGTCAAGTTCCTGGATACTTTCGCTGGACAAGTCCTTGAGGGAGAGCCGCAGAAAGAGGTCTGTTGCCTTGAACCTTTATATGGCGTGTCTATATGGAGCAACGGTGATGTGGTGATGTGTGATAGAGACTTCAACGCTATCAACAGGCTTGGCAATGTAGGTGAGCATAGCTTAATGGATATATGGGGAAGCGATAAGGTGCAGTTTACCCAGAATAGACATAAGGAATACAGGGGAGAAAGTCTGACTCCCTGCGACCAATGTAAGGAGTGGGTGTTAACGAATTTAAGAAACGTGCCTGAACTGACGGTCAATATGTTCAGGGGAGGTTTTGTATGATTTGGTTTGTGCCTTTAGAACGGCTTGAGGAACGTTATACCAGTCAGATGTATAATTGGGTGATTGACGGCTTACAAAGAGCTAATGTCAGGTATAAGGTTATAGAAGGCAAGCCTCTAACAAGAGGAGTAGAAACGGGAGAGGTATTGGACGCAGAAGGCACTAACTATTATAAGGCGTCGCAGCTTATGGAGATATGCCAGCTATTCAAGTATAATGAGATAAAGAACGGGGACACGTTTTTTATAGCTGACTTGTGGTTTCCTGGGATAGAGACGATAAGATATATCGAAGCCCAGAGGCGTATGCAGGTCAATATAGCTGGCGTCCATTATGCTGGAGTATTCGATAAGCACGATTTTGTTCATAAGATGAAGCATTGGGCTATGTATAATGAGCTTGGCTGGTTAAAGCTGGCGAATTGGATATTCGTAGGGAGCGAATATCATAAGTCTTTAATAGTGCAAGGGATGTACGATAATGGCATACAGGACGCACAGTATAAGATATACGCAACGGGGCTGGTGTGGGACGCCGAGTATGTAAAGTCTGACGTGAAGCGTAAGGAGAGGCAGGTCATATTCCCGCACAGGACAGATATGGAGAAGAACCCGAAGGACTTCTTTACTCTGGCTGACATTATGAGGCAGACAGACGAGGGGGTTAAGTTCGTAATCACCAGCTCAAGAAAGCACCTATCAAGCAATATACAGAATTTTGAAATCCCTTATTATATAACCTATAAGTGCGGGCTTACAAAGCAGGAGTATTATGATGAGCTTGCAAGGTCAAAGGTCTTGTTCTCAAGCGCACACCAGGAGACGTTTGGTTATGCGTTGAATGAGGGTTTACAGTTAGGGTGTATCCCGATTTGTCCTAACCGATTGTCTTATCCAGAAGTTGTGGAACACGATGAACGATTATTGTATGACAGCATATCAGAGGCGGTAGTAAAGGTTAAAGCGGCGTTGGAAGCCGATTGGGACATACGGTATTATACGAACAAGTACTCAAAGAATATAGACAGGATGTTAGAGATAATGGAGGTAGATAAGTAATGCGCGTTTATCTTGCAGGAGCAGAGATGCACGGAAGACCTGAATTGCTTTTAGGGCAAAAGGTCAAGTATGTTCTCGGTTCTTATTATTATATGAGGGATAAAAGGGACGGCGGTATTGAACGCCTTAAAGGATATAAGGAAGCAGGTTGTGAGATATTTGTAGATTCAGGAGCGCATACGTTCTTTAGTGAGCTTGGTATGGGACACGGGGTCGTGGTTACGAAGGAGACAAAGACACAGGAGAGTTATGAGGAGTATTTCGAGAAGTACCTTACCTGGCTATTGACAGTAAAGGATATAGTAAGCTGCTATGTAGAGCTTGACATACAGGAGATAGTAGGGCAGGTGCAGATATGGGAGTGGAGAAGAAGGATGCGAGAGGTAGGGTTAGACCCCATAGTAGTATTGCACCCTAAAGCAAGCGATAACGTGGACAAGGAGTGGGATAGGTTGACAAGCGAGTTCACTTACTGCGCCATAGAAGGAAGCCTCCCGACCAATAGGTATGTGGGCTGGCTGACGATGAGCGAGAAGAAGAAGGTCAGGGTACACGGCTTCGCAATGACTAAGGTAGACGAGATGAGGAGATGTAAGTTCTACTCTGTTGACTCTACTTCTTGGACATCGGGCGGACGCTTCGGAGGAACTTACTTTTACCGTGGTGGTGGGCGTATGGAGGCATTTGGAAAAGATGAGAAGCGAGGCAGGGTACGGTTCAAGCAATCATTAATAAAGGCAGGCATAGATTGGGAAGCCCTTGAGAGGGACGACAACACAGAGATAGATAGGATGAACTGTTTCGCCTGGAAGCAGTTTGCAGATTGGGCAGACCGCTACCTCTTAACTAATTATGAGAGGGAAGTAGAGGGCAAAGGTCAGCAACCAAGTCAACCAATCCAACCCATAGGAGAAGGAAGGATAGCGGAGGGTACGGGAGAGTTCCTAAAGGGAGAGATACCAGCAGAGGCATTGGAGGGAGCAGTAGAGTTACCAGAGAGGAAGGAAAGAGTAGAGGAAGGTAGTAGCCTTATCAAGGAAGGCAGTAACGGTAGCGTAGAGGGGGGTAATGTAGGAGGGAGTTCTGATTCTGGTTCTTATTCTGGAGTAGTTTCTAAAGAAGTTTATAAAGAGGATAAAGGAAGCGAGGGGGGCGGAGAGGGGAAACCGAAACTCTTAAATGGGGTAGCCGATACTTTTGTGGAGAACAAGGGCAATATACAGCAAATCCTCAAGGAAAACCCTCTTGTTGAGGAGCAGAGGCGTAAAACTTTATCGGTAGTCAAAAAGGGGAATATTGATACGCTCAAGCACGGAAGGTATGCAAGCGACCCTGTTATTTATTGTAGAGAGAATTGTCCCAAGTTCGATAGTTGCCCTCATAAGATTGGCGTGGGTTCGATATGTTATTTTGATACAAGATGGCGTCCTATCGTCGAGAGAATACAAAGCACGCAACCAGAAGTAATCCTCGAAGCTCTGGTGATGTTCGTAAGGACACAGCTCCCAAGGTTAGCAAAGAACCAGGGGTTTGAAAGCATAGATGGAGGTTACATAGATAAGAACGTAACCATATTAGCTGATAGAATATTCCAATGGCTAAAGGACATACACGTACTAATGACTCCGAAGCAACCATTAGTCCAAGTGGGTGGCGACCTAACCATACAGAAGATTGAGAACATAGTGGATAGGCTACCTGCCGATAAAGCCAAGAAGATAGGGGACGCTATATGCGAGGTAGAGTGTATAGATACAGAGGGGGATAAGTTCGGAGGAGAGGAAAGTATTGAGGCAGAGGTAGTAAAGGAAGTCACAGAGGATAAAGAGAAAGTAGAGGAAGGTAAGCAATAGAGAAGCAGAAATTAACTATGACAAAGTATGACAATGACTATGACAAACTATGACAAAGAGAATAAGCACAGTATAAGCAGAGCCATCATATAGAGGCGAGTGTGCGAGCAAGTGTTAGATGTAAGTGGTTCTGATAAAAGAGGATATGATAAATGGGGCAAAGGAAATGTTAGAGAGGTTGAGGCAAAGTGAAATGAGAAGCGGAGAGAGGCAGGCGGAGGAGTCGGTGTTGGAAAAAATCTCCGTTTTTTGGGCGAAAATGGGCGGAGGAGGCCTCGTCAGAGTTGCCCCAGTTTTTTCAGTTTGGTGCTGTATTTATAAGAGTGTGAGCTGTATAATTCCCTTGCCCGTGCCGTGCCAGTTTTTTCAGTTTGGTGCTGGCTTTTTAAGCACAGTTTAGTGTGCATTTCGCCCCTTAACAGAGTAAAGTAAGGTCTGGTAAAGTATGGTAAACGGTCTTAAAGTGAAAGTAGGTATGGAAGAAGTGATGGAGAAGATGACCCTTGAGGTTGATGTCGTGAGGACAAGGATGTACAGGTTGAGGTTCTGGATAGGTACGCTTTTGCTGCGGCTGGGTGTTCGTGCCCTTGGCTGTGGCATAAGGTTTAAGGAGAATAAGGATGCCAGATAAGGTAACGGCAATAGAGAAGCAGGATGTAGAGCTGTTGAATGCTGTACTCGGCAGTTCAAGAGTATACAGGCAGAGGCTTGCGGCACGGAACAAGAAGTCGCTGAACTTTGATGAGTACCCTGTGGACATAGTTACTTTTATTGAACATCACGAATACCTCAATTTGAAGGGAATTGTATGGGAGAGCGTTAAAGAGGATTTGAAGGAGATATTCAGCATAGAGAAGATGTGCCTGGGGAATAAGTTTTCGCCGTTTCAGGAAGTGGTATTAGACGAAGCAATCGGGGCGGGAAAGTCGTTCTTTACCTCGTTGGCGATTTCGTATATTGTATACAGGCTGCTATGCTTGAAGAACCCGCAGAAGTATTACGGGTTAGCGCCTGGGTCGTTACTTGCGGTTATGAATATGAGTCCTACGGCTACGCAGGCGAAGAACGTTGTATTCGGAGAGATTAAGGCAAGGATTGATTGTAGCGAGTGGTTTAAGGAACACGGGGGGCTGGATGATAAGATTAAGAGCGTATTGAGGTTTGATAAGGGGATTACGATACTGCCTGGAAATAGTTCAGAGGCATTTCCGTTAGGATATAACTTGATTGCGTGGGTGATGGATGAAGGGGCGTTTTATACGGATACGCCAGAACACGATGTGGCGCAGGAGATTTATTATGCCCTGATGAGGAGGTCGCAGTCAAGGTTCAGGGATAGGTGGTTAGGGGTTATGATAAGTTCTCCGAGATATGTTGATGATTTTATAGAGAGGAAGATGACGGAGTCAAGGATTTACCCAGAGGTAATATACAGCAAGAGGAGAGCCATTTGGGAAGCCAAGCCAGAAGACGTTGAGAGCGTCAAGAAGAAGGAGACGTTCGAGCTGGATGGGTCGGAGATACCTTTGGTTTATAAGAAGACCTTTGAAGATAATCCCGATAAGGCGTGGAGGGATTTAGGGGCAAGACCTTCTTTGGTATTAGAGCCGTACTTTAAGCAGTGGAGGTTGGTTGAGGAGGGGTTGGATAGCAGTATGGCGCACCCGATGGATGAGAACGGATTGTTCTTTGATTGGTTCAAAGGGAACGCAAGCTATCTATATTATGCCCATATAGACTTGGCGTTGAGGACGGATGCCTGCGGTGTGGCGGTAGCCCACAAAGAGGACGACACGGTGATAGTAGATTTTATGCTTCGTATCAAGTCGAGGGACGGGAAAGAGATTGATTTGGCGGAGGTAAGAGGCATTATATATAAAATGATGGAAAATGGGTTCAATTTCGGCAAAGTAACGTATGACCAATTTCAGAGTGCCGAGTCGATACAGGAGTTGAATAAGAAGGGGATTATATCGGAGCAGCTTTCGGTGGATAAAGATTTGAACGCATACGAGACGCTTAAAGAGATGATATATTCGGGACGGTGCAAATATTATAAGTATGAGCCGTTTATAATGGAGATGAAAAGGCTCGAATTGGTAAAGGGGAAGAAAGTTGACCACCCCGCGAAAGGCAGCAAAGATGTAACGGATGCAGTAGCAGGCGCGGTCTTTAACGCAGTAAGCGAAGAAGGCAGCAGGATGATATATTTTAATATCCTATAAAGGAGGAGATACGATGTCAGCCAAGAAAAGTTCAACCACGCTAAAGATGTTCATAACGGACGGGGGAGAGTTGTTTTCGGAGAAGGACTTAGCCCAGTACGCTATCCCGCAAAGCAAGCAGTTAGACCCAACGCCTCAATGGGGTACGGATATCATAGCGCCGCCCTATGACCCCGTGAAACTGATGGCGTGGCTGGAGTCTAATGTCATACATAATAGCTGTGTGAGGCAGAAGGTTCAAGACAGCGTAGGGATAGGCTGGCATTTATCCGATGTCCAAAACGTCGAAAGCAAGAATGAGCATTATCAGATACTATATGGGTTTTTTAATAAGGTCAATAATGGAGAGGATATTAATGCTGTATGCAAAAAGGTATTCCTGGACTATGAGGCGAACGGCAACGGGTGTATCGAGGTAGCAAGAGGAGTGGAGACAATACCAGGAGTCGAGAAATACATAGCGGCGTTATATCACGTAAACTCGACCACAGTAAGGTGGCATAAAGATAAAGACAAGCTCGTGCAGATAGTCAACCAGAAGAAGGTCTATTTTAAGCCTTTCGGAGAAGCAAGGGTGCTGAATAAAGAGACGGGGGTATACGGCCCTGTGCCTTCGCCTGAAAAGGTTGCCAACGAGATGATATACATTAGGCAGTACACGCATAAGTCGTACTGGTACGGTGCGCCTGAATGGCTGCCTGCCATATTCTCGATGTACGGGCAGATGAAAGAGCAGGAATATAACCTTGATTTTTTTGCCAATTACGGAGTGCCTGCGTATGCGGTTGTCATAACCAATATCGTAGTCAACAAAGACATTGAGAGTATGATAAAGAAGTATTTTGAAACGGAAGTGAAGGGTAACCCGCATAAGACAATGGTATTCGGGCTTCCAAAGGGAGGAGAGGTCAAGTTCGAGAGGCTGTCCGTAGAGACTAAAGAGGCGTCGTTCAGGATATACAGGAGAGACAATAGGGATGACATCTTGACAGCTCATCACGTGCCGCCGTATAGGGTAGGTATTGTGCAACAGGGGCAGTTGGGCGGGAGCGTATCTGCTGATATGGACAGGATATATCTCGATTCCGTAATCAACCCGAGGCAGAAAGAGTTTGAATGGATAATCAACCAGCTTCTTGTCAAAGAAGGGTTCGGGATAGAAGGATGGCAGTTCAGGTTCGACGACATAGACATTGAAGATAGGAAGATGCAGGCGGACATAGACAATACGTATTTTAATATGGGGGTGCTGACGCCTAATGAAATGAGAAAGAGGCTTGGTAAGGCTACCTATGAGGGCGGAGACGATTACTATGTAACGGGGGCTATGATACCCGTAGGCAATGCGGTACAGCCAGAGGACAAAAGTATGCCCGATATAGAGGACTATATCAAGGATTTAGAGAAGGCGTACGAGCTGGGAGAGGAGATTAGCGACTATAATCTATTCCTGGCGGAGCTTATTGAGAAGGGGGCTTATCATAGGGCGAGAGTGGTTGACCCTGGTAAGTTCCAGAGCGATTCATTAAGGACGATATGGATAAGCCAGAATGAAGGGATAAAGGCTATTGTGGGCAGGCTCAAGAACGCGACAAAGACAACGATACAGGCGTACCTATTTGATAAGACGAAGTGGACAACGGCTAAGGCTAAGCAATGGCTAAAAGACCACGACGTTAAAACGGTGGAGTTCGTGGAGGCGAGTTAATGCATTGGCTTGATAAGGGTAAGAGCGTAGCTGAACTGAAACTCATTAAGGGGTTTCAGAAAGATATGCATAAGGAATTTATGAGGCAATACAGGGCGACGATGAAGATGCTCGCAGGACAGGATGCCTTTACTGAATTGTACCAATATGCGCAGGAGAAGCACCCTGATATCTATGAGAAGAAGGCGACCAGGAAAGACGTGAAAAAGGTTGACGCCTATTTTTATGATTGGGATAAGAAGGTAAAAGCGCAGGAGGGGACGGAGGAAGTTGTAAATAAATGGATACTGAAAGCGGGACAACTCGGCGGGCAGAGAGAGTTAAAGAAACTCGGAGTAGGGCTGTCTTTCAATTTGAAGAATAAAGAGGTTATAAAGGGATTGCTTGAAAGAGGGAAAAAGATTACGGGAGAGATAGCGGAACGGACTCTCGATGATTTCAGGAGGACGATGGTCAATTCCTATATGGAAGTCGGGATGTCGCCTTATGAAGTCAGGGATAGGATTGGGGGTATGTTCGAGGAGACCTACAAGAACAGGGCGTTTACTATTGCCCGTACGGAGACGGCGGTAGCGCAGGGCGTAGCCGCGAGAGAGACGGACGAGAGGAACGGCATAACGAAGAAGAAGTGGATGGCTCATATAGACGGCAGGACAAGATATTCTCATAGAAATTTGGACGGGACAGTTATCCCAATGGATAAAAAATTCAGGGCAGAGGATGAGAAGGGAAGGGTAGCGTATCTTGATTGGGCGCACGACCCCAGCGCTCCCGCACGGGAAGTCGTTAATTGCAGATGTGATGTGGAGGGGGTAGTAGACTTGAGAAAACCATTTGAAGCAAAGTGGACAGGGCAATGAAGATAATTACTAATTTAGTATAGTGTATATATGGATAAAAGAAAAATGTCTAAAACACAAAAGCACAAGGCTAAAATAGCGACCGCTTTGTTGAATAATAAGAATGCTTTTAAGGGTGGCAGAAGGATTGGTTATAGTGGTTATGTTGAAATACGGGATAAGGATAGGGGTCGGAGCTATGTATATGAGCATCGTATTGTGATGTCGAAACATCTTGGTCGAGACTTAGAACCCTGGGAGTTTGTTCATCATAAAAATGGCGTTAGAACGGATAATCGTATAGATAATTTAGAAATAGTATTTAGGAATAGACATTATGGGAGGGTAAGATGTCCGTATTGCCTACAAGAATTTTTAGTTCAATAGTAATGATTAGTACTTTATTAGTAATTGTAGGGTGTAAGGACATTGGAACGGAGGAGAGAGACTTAATCGTTGAGCATATCTATAGTTTGGAAAATAAGATAGATGCATTGGAGGGTAAGCTCGGTGTTCTTATAAATAAAGAGGTTTTACAGACGGAGAGTAATACGAAACTACACGAGGAGATAGCGAATCTGTGTATTGTTTTAAAAAGTGTATTGGTAATGGACCAATATAAAAAGGAAGCCATTGAAAAATAAAGCTTTACAAAAAGAAAGTTGTGCTGTATATTCGTGGTGGAGCTTCCTTGTATCAAGAAAGGAGGAGGCAAATGCCTGAAGAGACGGCTCGGACTATCCGAATACCAGTCGCAGGAGAAGAAGGGAAACACGAGGGACATCAGATACGGACAATAATGGTGTCCAGAGGACAGGGCGTCAAAGCCCTGTATTGTATTGCCTGCAAGAAAATTATCACTTATCTTTTTGCCAAGAATAAAGATTGGACAATGTCGACGGCAAAAGATTGGGTGAGCGAACATACCAAACGTCTTGTCGAGACAAAAGAAATCATTATAGACCAGGAGAAAGAATTTATCAAACTTGCCGTTACATATACCGACGGAGAGACCGCCGTATATGAACCCAACTCGCCTTCGTTCATACTCAAAGAATATAAGATATATAATGAGACCCTTGATGACAGTGAGCATATTGTCAGGGTTAAGAAAAAAGAGGACTTCATAGACGATGTCTTTAAGAGGAAAGAACTGTCTGATAATGTGTACGGCATATACGGTATGATTGATAAAGAGAAGTCGGACAGCGCGTTGATGGAGTACCGTCTTGACAGTAAGGCATTTACTGTCGAGGAAGTCAAGCAATGGGTCAAAGACAATAACGTGTCTTTTATACTTTTTGAGGAGGCAAAGGCGATGGAGGACGATAAAAGAAAAAAGAAAGATGAAAGTAAAATTACCTGCAAAGGCTGCAATAAAGAATTTGATTGGGGTAAAGAGCCAGAGGTTTCGCAGGGTCTTGTAAAGTGCCCGTCCTGCGGGGCGAAGGTAGACCAGGAAGGGACTGTCGCTAAAGAAAAAGAACAGCAGTACGATGTCAGCCAGGATACTCTTGAGATAGTAAAGTTCGATAAGCAGAAGAAACTTGTGTACGGAGTATTCCTTGTACCAGAGAAGGCTGACCACGACGGAGACGTTATCTCGGCGGAAGATATTGAAAAGGTAGCCCATAGGTTTATGGCTGACTACCGCAATATCGATGAAATGCACAAGGATATTATAGAGGCGGATATTGTAGAGAGCGCAATAGCGTGGGCGGACGATATGGACTTTCACGGAAAGACATTGACCAAAGGAACGTGGTTCGGAGCAGTAAAAGTCCACGACCAAGCGGTTTGGGATAAGATTGTAAGTGGTGAGTATAAAGGTTTCTCTGTCCGTATATCGGGCGTGAGAGAGCCAATTAAGAAGGAGGACTAAGATGAGTCTACCAGCTAAGAATAGATTAAGAGCGGATAAGGTTGATAGGCTCGCCATAGTTGACAGACCTGCCGTTCCAGATGCACAGGTAGTTTTATTTAAGAGAAGGAGCGACGAGGAGAATAAAAAGAAAGATATGGAGTCTTCCGATAAGGCCATTAAAGTCGAAAAGGCTGTGATGGACTTTAATCGGGAGTTCATATATCGTGCCACGGCGGCGGCGGTTGGAGTGCTTGAAGAAGGCTACTGGCGCACGGTTTATAGCGATATAGCCGTTGGCGAGAGGAAGAAAGAGTGGAAGACGCTCTTTGGCGAGTTCAAAAGTGTGATGAGTGATGTGATAGCGGAGATTAGCCCTTCGGAGACTGAAAAAATAGAGAAGGCGGATACTCCCGAAGAACCCACAGTAAAGGATATGGTAGATGGATTCAAGCGAGGCTTGACGATGTCGGCTATATCTGATTCGTTCGAGTATTTCAGAGGACAGATGGGCTATCTGATGTTATCATTACACGCTATGCCGAAAGGCAAGGACTTGTTGAACAAGGTAATAGATATGTTCGAGGAGCACGTGAGTGCGCTCGGAGCTGGAGTATTTTTGAAAAGTAAAGACCAAATGACTGTAGAGAAAATCGGAAGGGTTATCTCTTCGGCTCGTTTGGCAAAACTGAAAGCAGCGCTTCATACCTTGTCAGAAATAATTATCGAGGGAGAGGCGTTTATGCGAGCAGAAAAAGGAAAGGAGGAGGACCAGATGGATATTCAAGAAGTCTTAAAAGCACTTGGAGAGTCCGACCTCTTTAAAAGTATCCAGAAGCAGTTGGATGCTATTACAGGGGTTTTAAAAGAAAAAGGTCTTCTTCTCACCGATGAAGAAAAAGCTAAAATAGCCGAAGTAGAAAAAGCGAAAAAGGACGAAGCTGAAAAGGCGAAGGCTGAGATAGAGAAGAAGCAGAAAGAGGAACAGGAAAAAGCCAAGAAAGACGCCGAAGAAGCAGAGAAGAAGGCTAAGGAAGCTGAGGAGGAGAAGAAGAAAAAGGACGAGGCAGTGAACGCTCGTCTTGAGAAAATGGAAAAGGGCTTTGCGGAGTTCGCAAAGAGGATGGGCTTAAAGACCTCATTAGAGGTTGAAGGCGACGGAAAATCTAATAAGGGTGGAGAAGACCCTTTCGGTAAAGCAGTCAGAGGATAACTAAGTAATTTTTAGGAAGGAGGAAGGGAAATGAATATAGAGAAAATTCTTGAGAAAGCCTTCACCTCTGGCGACCTTGCATCAGGTGGTTTATTGAATCCTGAGCAGTCGACGAAATTCGTGCAGGGGATTATCGATAACTCGGTAATCATCAAGGAATGTCGTCGTGAGCCAATGAAGGCAACGAAAAAGCAAATAGACAAGATAACATATACAGCCGCAATTTTGCAGAAACCGCCAGCTGTCGGGTCAGCACCTTCGAGTACCAGCAAGCCTACTACCACCAAGGTAACACTTGATGCGCAGGAAGCCCTTGTTGCCATCGATATCGGGTATGATTCACTCGAAGATAGTATCGAGGGAGCGGGTTTGATGGACACCATAATGGGGTTGACAGCAAAGCGTTTAGCGTTTGATATGGATAATCTCGTCCTGCGTGGAAGCACAACGGGCGGTACAGGCGATTATCTGGAAATTTTAGATGGTGTCCTTAAACAGATTACCACTAACAAGTTTGATGCGACAGGCGTAACTTTAAGCAAGGACGTGTTATTCGCAACATTGAAGAAGATGCCCTCCAAGTATTATGACGTAGAGACAGATTTCAGATTCTACGTATCGCACTTGGCAAGATTGGATTATATCCAGTCCTTGGCGGTGTTAGGAGTCAATGAAGCGTTCGTCAGATATTTACTTGAAGCCAACGAACCGACCTATCAGGGAACACCTGTAAGGAAAGTTCCTGCTCTCGCAACATACGATACAGGCGGCAGCGTACTCGGCTCTGACGGTTTACTCATAAACCCGAAGAACATTATATTCGGTATCCATAGGGATATAATGTACGAGTTTGACAGACAACCCAGAAAGAGAATAATCGAAGTAACGATTACGACCAGGGTAGACGTCAAGCTTGAGGAAGAGCTTGCTTCTGTGAAAATCGAAAAGATTAAGCATACCACTTAATAAGTGTTCGTGCTTTAAATTAAAAAAGGGCGGGCTTAATTGCCCGCCTTTTTAATAAAAGGGGACAAAGATGTTCAGCGGGAATGAAAGCCAGATTAAGATAGCAATGTTGAGGATAGGGGGCATTGGTGATGCATTAAATTTATCAGCACAAGCAACAGCGGTCAAGAGAAAATATCCTGACGCTCATATAACGCTCTTTGTCAGAGATATGGATTGTAAAGAAGTGGTCGACGGACATCTTGCCGTAGACCACGTTGTCGTTATAGGGAGGGTTAAGTGGGAGGACGGGTTAAGCATTATACGACAAAAGAATTTTGACATTGTTTATGATAACAGATACGTAACGAAAGTTTATTATAAGGACGAAGCTCAATTCGCAGAGGATAAAAGACAGACCGACGAGGCGTTTAAGCCTTATAAAGATTTATATGAAGGGTTTCCGTTAACCAATAATCAGGCGGGGAAGACAGGTAAGAGTTCCATAGAGTTGATGTTAGAGACCGCAGTCCTGGTGGGGGGAGAAGGAGATTTAGCCATATCATTATCGTTCGCTGATTGCAATATGGCGAAATTATTATATCAGGAAAAATATATAACTATACATAACGGAGCAGATGTAGGGCGGCAGACAAAGTGCTGGAGTACAAAAAAATGGAATGAGTTTAGTAAATGGTTATGTGAAAAAGGATATAAGGTCATACAGCTCGGCAGGAGGCAGGAAGAACCCGTTGATTCTACGACAGATATGCGTGGTAGAACATCTATAAAAGAAGCGGCAGCCCTTATCGGTGGGGCAAGATTGCATATAGATACGGAAGGTGGATTAGTCCATATTGCCAGAGCGGTAAAGACAAGGTCAATAGTCCTGTTCGGTCCTACGCCAGTAAAGTTCTTTGGATATAAATGCAATGTTAATCTGATGGGAGAGAGCGACTGTAAGGAGTGCTGGTGGGAGAGCGATATATGGTGGCGTGAGTGTCCAAAAGGGTATCCTGCACCAGCGAAATGTATGGAAAGCATAACTCCTTATACAGTAGCCAAAGCGGTAGAGCAGGCAGAGACGATGCCCCCGCTGGAAGGCGGGTTCAACCCTGTTGATTATAACGAAGAATTTGCTATGGAACTTGCTCTTGACGGCGACCATTACAGAGGCGAAGCTCATCAGTGGGACAGAATTTATACAATGATGGCGAAGGTCAGGGGTAAAAAAGTTTTAGAAGTAGGGGCAGGAGACGGTTATTGTGTCGAAGTCCTAAAGAAACAGGGCTATGAGGTTAGTGCGACAGAGGTATCACAGGTAAGACTTGATAGAATGAAAAGGAGGGGTATAGATGCGGTATATGGGGATGTTAATGGTCTGCCTTACCCTGATAATTATTTCGATTCTGTTATCTGTGGAGAGGTGCTTGAGCATATTGATTCTATGGCGAAAGGTCTAAGTGAATTAGAAAGGGTTTGTAAAAAAGACGGGATAATAATTATATCGTTGCCTGTATCGCCAGAGATGAGACAGATTAAAATGCACAAGTGGGGCATAGGACACCACGAGATTTTACGGGAAGGTAAAATCAGTATGGTGGTTCTTACATTAGAAAGGATAAACCGAGATGAAACGGGTAGTGATAATCGGCAAGGGTAATAATTGGGAGAAGTCCCCGCCGTTATGTACTTCGATGGCTCTTGATGATAGGTATGAGTGCTGGGGAGTGAATAATGTGTGCCTATGGAGACCCGTGGATTTGGTATTCAATATGCACGACCTTGAAAAGCATAAAGACCATAAATTATTTAACAAGGTCATAGCCCACGTTAACGAGTATAAAATTCCGATGATATGCCAAGACCATTATGAGCATATACCGACGTCAATGCGTTTTCCGATAGAGACTTTAAAGATAAAGTATTTTACGAATAGTATTGATTATATGGTTGCTTATGCCATAGTTAAGCAGATGAGGATGATAGATATATACGGAGTCGTGATGGGAGCAGATACCGAATACGATAAGCAAAGGTCGAGCCTGCATTTTTGGATTGGGATAGCTATTGGTATGGGGCTTGGTGTCAGAGTTAATGAGCCGACCTATTTATTAAAAGATACAAAGGGCTTATACGGATATGATTGGGACGACGAGGGAGAGGGGTTTGTAAAGTCCAGGGAGGAAAATCAATGATGGATAGAATCCCTGTAATAGTTATAAGAGCACCGATAGGCGTGGACATATTAAGTATCTGGCAGGCTAATGATATGGACGGCTGGTCGATAGAGGTACTCTATACAGAACACGGCAATATGAAAATGAAAACTATCAAGGTCGACGAGTGCAAACCGTTCGGCGAGGGAGAAGATGAATCGAGGTCAAGGTTCTGATGGGTAATGACGGAGTGGACATAGTCGTATTGAATTGTAATAATAAGGGCTATATTGAAAACTGTATCAATTCGATATTAAGATATACTCAAGGATTGATTAATCTTATAGTCGTTGACCAGGGTTCGACCGACGGTTCAAGAGAGTGGTTAAAGCAGAAAAAGATTTCGCATTTGATACTCAATACCAAGAACGCAGGGGTAGGCGAAGGTCGCAATCAAGGGATAAAGGTCGGCAGATATTCGTGGGTATCTTTTATAGACAGCGACATTGAAATTAAAGACAGCGAGTGGCTGGATAAGTTATGGAATTATACGACGGACAGCGTAGGTTTTATTGAGGGGGCTATGTTCGAGAACAATGAAAAGCGATACGGCAGTATGGCTTTTAATCTTGTCAGGCGGGAGGTATTTAGGGAGGTCGGCTTATTCGATAAGAAGTTTTTTGTAGGAGAGGATTTGGATTTTTATGTAAGGATGGAGTGGGCTGGCTGGCAGGTGCAATATTGCCCCGATACAAATGTTATTCATTATGGCGGAGGCACGCTAAGGAAAGTTCTCGGTGATGAATACCAGAAGTATGAACAGGAAAGAGATAAGTTATTATCTTATAAGTATTCATACAGTATGCTCAAGGAAATGTTATCAAAGAATATGCAGAGAAGAATAGAAGCAGAAAAGGTATTAAAGGAGGTGGCGTATGGGTGATATGCCCTACAAAGTAGAAGTAGATATTGACCCGATGGAAATTACGGCAGAGGATTACGGGTACGATATCAATTTTACAGTGAAGAAAGCGGATAACACGGCATTGTCATTAACAGGAATAAGTAAGGTCAAGTTTCAAGTCGTATCTGCGGACGATAGCAGAAGTATCCTGGATGTCGATTGTGTTGTTGTAGAGGCGGGTACAGGAAAGGTTAAGTATACGGTACAGAACGGCAATTTTAATAAAGCAGACCAATTTTTGGGCGCTCTGGAACTCCAATATACTACGAAGCGTATAACAACGAAGAAATTTTTTATGACTGTCAAGAAAAAATCTGCATAACATAAATTTTTCTTGCCTTTTATAAGAGTGTATGTTATATTCGTGGTGTGGGTTCACGGAGTGTCCAGACAAGAAAGGAGAAAGAGCGATGAAATACAGTGATATTAAAGTCAAAGGGTTTGCTCGCATCCAGCTTGTAGACCCCACAAATGGAAAGATTACTGGCGATAGCGGTTGGAGGAAGAATACCGTAGTTAATCTTGGATTCCAAGATTATATCGTCGGTAGCATTGGTGCTATAGGTGGCAGCAAGTCCGTAGCATATATGGCTATCGGAACAGGCGGCGCACCAGCGGCAGGCGATACCTCACTTTCGGGTGAGACAGGCGCAAGAGTTACCACAAGTAACAGTGCCGTTGCATCAAAGACCTTACAGTGTACGGCCCAATTTGCAGGAAGCTCAATGGGTTCAACCTGCACAATACAGAACGTCGCATTGGTAAATGTATCAAGCGGCGGAACGATTCTGTGCGGTACGACCTATGCCACTTCACAGTGGGCAAGCAACCAGAATGTAAACGCCACTTACCAACTTCGCTTCTCATAATCGATATTTTGATTAAGAAGGAGTAGATAAGAGGTAGTTCCTTTCGACTGGACGAACTTAATAAATAGGAGAGAAGAAATTCTCTCCTATTTATTTTTAGTTGACATTGATGTTCTGATGATGTATAATGTCGATATGCCTAAGGGTTTTTATATTACAAAAGAGGGCTATATTAAGGTCATTAAGCCGAAAGACCACCCGAATAAAGGACGTTATATCTTTTTGCATAGACTTGTTATGGAGAAAAAATTAGGAAGATATTTACGTTCAGAGGAAAGAATTTATCATAGAGACGGCAATAAGCAGAATAATGCAGAAGAGAATTTAGAGTTGTTTGCAAACCAAAGTGCGCACGCACAGAGAGGAGTTATAGAAGGCAGAAAATATAAATTGTTATGGGATAAAGAGTGGATGATAGAACAATATATAAATAGGCAAAAATCGTGTAGTGAAATCGCAAAACAAGTTGGATGTAGAGAAGGAACGGTTAGGAACGCTTTAATAATACAAGGATTTAAGCGGCGTAGATATACGTTGACAAAACTCGCACTTGATAGTAGACTAAAAGGGGTTATGGTTAAAAAATTAAGGTCGAGAAAATAGAAAAAGGGGGACAAAGATGAAAACACGTCAGAAAATTCCTGCCAGTATCAGTACAATTCTCAAAAAAAATAATTTAGGTATCAAGCTCGATGTCGGTTGCGGCAGTAATAAGCAGCCTGGCTTTGTCGGTATGGATAAGAGGAAGGTCGAGGGAGTAGATATAGTCCACGACGCAGAAGTGTTCCCTTATCCATTACCAGATAATTGCTGTTCGCAAATATTGATGAGCCATTTAGTAGAGCATATCAAGCCCTGGTTGATGATAGATTTATTCAATGAATTATGGAGGGTAATGCAACCAGAGGGGCAGTTATTAATATCTGCGCCCTACGGAGGGAGCTTCGGATTTTGGCAAGACCCGACCCATTGTAACGGATGTAACGAGGCAACGTGGACTTATTATGACCCCGATTATTTTTTATATAGGATATATCAGCCGAAGCCCTGGAGGATAGCAAGGAATGCCTGGTGGGAGACAGGCAATATGGAAGTCATAATGGAAAAAAGATTAACGGCAGTAATGTTAGAAAACCCGAAGGGCTTACCTACCAACGAGAATAAGGGGGTGGCAAAGTGAAGAAGAAAACTATACAGTCAAATATGCAAGCCCCTAAGAGGGACGTATGGCAGGGATGGCAGAAGAAGGTTTGTATCGCAGTACCGACGACAGGGCAGGTTAGGGTGGAGTGGATGATGGCGAGGTTCAGCCAGGTCATACCAGTCAATTGGGCTAACGGAGATATATTCCAATATTTCGACCAATATTCGCCTATGGGATGGGCGGTAGCAGACGCAAGGAATTGTTGCGTACATTATTCCGTAACGGGCGGATTTGAGTGGACGCTGTTCATAGACCACGATGTGATATTACCGCCTGATTGTTTCTTGAAGATGAACGAATATATGAGAAGCAAAAAGTACCCCGTGGTGTGCGGGCTTTATTATTGCAAAGGGTCGAACCCAGAGCCGTTGTTATTCAGAGGCAGAGGAACGTCGTATTACGATAAGTGGAAAAGGGGAGACAAGGTTTGGGTAGACGGAATCCCGATGGGGTGTACGTTGATACATAATAGCGTGATGAAAGCCATATATGACGTATCAGAGCAATATACTTTAAAAACCCTGGGTGGTCCGCAGGTCAGCAGGAGAGTATTCGAGACTCCAAGAAAGGTATGGTATGACCCCGAAGCAGGGACGTACAATACACAGATAGGGACAGAGGATTTATTCTGGTGCGACAGGGTGATGAAAGAAAAGATATTCGAGAAGTCGGGTTGGAAGAAGTTTCAAAAGATGCAGTATCCGTTTCTTTTAGATACTTCAATATTCTGCCAGCATATTGACGAGAGAGGTTTTATGTATCCTGCCAATGTAGGCATACGATAAGGAGGATAGGTATGGATGGAGATTTAGGCATAGACGTCAATGAGTCGGTAAGGGCTCAAGAAGCCTTCGGCGATTTAGCGCAGAAGCTCAAAGCAAAAGGCATAGGCGGTACTCTGCACCTGGTCAATGAGGAAGATAAAATAAAGGTCATAGACTCGGCTTGGCAGTTAAGCAAGACTATGGGTATGCCAGTAATAATTGTCGTGAGAGCAAGATAAGGGTTGACAAAAAATAGAAGATATGATATGTTTATTATGGAGTGAGGAAAGGCTAAGTCAGGCGAAGGGTGCAAACCCGATGTAACCGAAGCCACGCCGCCCGCTCCATCGATAGGTCGTCTAATGACAGCAGAAAGGCGACGATTGTATCCTATATAAGGTGCAATTAAGAAGCCCTGGTTAGGATAATTGGCGACTAATTCGTCTGTATGGAGGGTATTATGACAGAACGAGTTAGTCTTTTTTTGTTTTGCGACGCCGTAAAAAAGAGTAGGTTGGGTGTCCCCTGTCCTGCTTTTCGCCCTTAAACAAGGCGACGGCGTTCTTTTTATTTGTAGGAGGGTGTATGTATAGTGAGTACCCCGACGACATAATCAGACCCGTAGCATTTGTGATAAGCCAAGAGAAAGACAGGCAAGGAATAAGACATACGCCAGACGGGGATTGGCAGGACGCCATAAAGAGATTAGAAACGCAAGAGAGCGAAAGAATGAATATAATTCACAGAGGGGAAGTTGGCTATTAAGGAGGCGATATAAATGGCGAATATAGCCCATAAAAATTTAACAGGAACAGACCTACATAATCCTAAAGGTTTCAATGTATTGACAACGGATACTATATTCGACATTGACGCTTCGGGGAATACTGTTTTTAATAATGTCCAGAACGATAGGAATTTTACTTTTAAGACTTCTGCAAGCGTAGCTTCTTTATTTGTAGATGGTGGAAATGGATACGTTGGAGTTGGGACTGCTTCGCCTGAAAGACATCTTGATGTTTATGGGACTGTTCACCCGACGTCAGTAAGAGTAAGAAAAGTAGATGATACAGCAAACGGTGCGTATCTTTCCTTGTGGCACGAAAGAACTAATCCTGCTAACGGAGATACGGTAGGGACAGTAGGTTGGAGCGGGACTAATAGCACACCAGCAGTAGTTGATTGCGGAAGAATAGAGGTGGAGTTATCAGCAGTTTTAGCTGGTGCTGAATATTCAAAGATGCACTTCCAAGTAAGGAGCAATGGTGTTACGGCGAGGGTATTGACCATTTATAACGGTTTAATTGGAATTGGTAGGGAGACTCCGACCGCTCATATTGACGTTTATGATAATACTACTGGAAGCAAGCAGATTAAGTTTCAGAATAGCTCAAGGACAACGTCATACGGAGTTGATGATACAGGAGGGTATGCAGAGGTAACAGGAAACTATCCGTTCAGAATATATACAAACAGTCAGCAAAGAGTATATATATCAGGGGCGGGTCAGGTTAATATAGGCGGGGCAACGCCTTCGTATGATTTAGACGTTACTACGACAGCGACGACAGGAACAATATTGGGGGTTAGAGGGAGTAGCTTAACAACAGGTTCGTTAGGTTATTTTTACTCAAATAGTGCTGATGTTTCAGTAAGAAACTTGGTAGATATAATCAATGACAATAGTGCTTCCGTAGAAACAACCTGTTTGGCTATAAGACAAGACGCAGGTAAAAGAGCTATATACGTAGAGTGCGTAGGGGACGCACCAGCTTTAAGGGTAACTGGAACAGGTATCGCTACAAGTTCAGCACTTCAAATATATGCTGATTCTTTAACTACAGGAAGGGCTGCTTATTTTTATAGCAATAGTGCTGATGTGTCTACTCGTCATTTAGTAGAAATAATTAACAACAACGGGGGAGCGACTGGGACTGATTGCTTGAGAATTGGTCAAGGCTCTCCTAATTGGGCGTTGAATATTGTCCCTGCCAATAATGGTGTGATAATTTATAGCACGTCTGCTACGACAGGAAACTTGTTGCAGGTAAATGATGTAAGTACTCTTACATCTGGAAGGTTGGCATATTTTTATAGTAATTCCGCAGATGTTACAGCAAGAAATCTTGTAGAAATAGTTAATGATAATAGTGCGGCGGTTGGGGCTACTTGCTTGAAAGTAATCCAAGTCGGCGGTGGAGCGAGTTCAGCAATCATAGTGACTACCGCAGCTACCACAGGATGCGGAATCTCTATGGCAGGAGACTCTCTGACAACAGGTCAGTTGGCTTCGTTCTATTCTAATGGGACGGATGCTAATGCTCGTAATCTCGTTCAGATAATCAATGATAACTCAGCCGCTTCGGGAGCAAAGTGTTTATATGTTCAGCAAGATGCAGACCAACTCGCTTTTTATGTAATCGCAGCCGTAACAACTTATTATGGGATATATTCAAGGTGCGATAGCTTGACTACAGGACAGGCTGGGAGATTCGTTTCTAATTCATCGAACACGGGAGCGTTTCAGGTCGTAGGCATATATAACGATAATTCTCTGGCAACAGGCGCAGTGTGTTTATACGCTCAACAGGATGCAGCGAACGTAGCTATTGATGTGAATAGTACAGGAAACGGTGCTCATATAAGATTTAGAGGAGACCCAACCGTAGCGAGCCCTGTTGATGGTGATATGTGGTTCACAGGAACGGAGTTGAGATTAAGAATCGGAACGACCACTTATAAAGCTACATTAACCGCAGTTTAAGGAGGTGAGCGCAAGGAACGTGTATAGTAAAAAGGGGACATTGATATTAACCATATAACAAAACAGGGGGCTTGAAGAAGATGAAGGCAAAGAAGATAGACTTAAAGAATTATTTTGTAAAGAATAACGACCCGTTAGGCACGACAGAGTCCAAAGAGGTCGAGTATAACGTCAAAGAGGCGATGGTCAATATTATAACCAGTCCTCAACAGAAGCATAAAGGGTTTAGGCAGTTATATTATGATGATATAGCAAGAGAAATCCTTAATGCCAAAGAGGATTTTATTATCTTAGACCAATCGAAGTATGATGAGGTCTATAAGTGTTTTGACGATATTATAGGGTACTCAAGGAACGATGCCGAGCTTCTACGCAGGATTAAAGACGCAGAGACGGTAGAGCTTGAGGAGAAGAAAGAGGACAAGAAGTGATAAGTCTTGTAATCAGAGGGTTATTGCTCGTAGCCTGTGGATGGCTATGGCGGATGGGCGGTAAGGAAGGCTACACGAAACTATTTCGCAGAGCAGGATGTGTCGCCACAATGGCTATAAGAATAATTTGGATACAGAACTGGCTTGGTTTGCTTTCTTTACCGCTCCTATTTTTGGCTTTTACTAAAGGATACGGCGAGAGTAGTTGGTTGATGATGAAGCTAAAGAATAAATGGCTCGTAAGGTTAGCTTGCGGGCTGATGTATTCGGCGGCTTCGGTGTTTATCCTATGGGGTAATTGGTGGTTATTCGGCTTTCACGTAGCCGTTGTATCATTAGGGGTAATGCTCGCTGGTAATCAGAAGTTTAAGTTTGATGACCAGGCAGAGGAGTTTTATATAGGGCTACTCGTAGGGTCGTCTCCAATTTTAGCGTAAGATAGGTGGGTAATGGCGAAATATTGGGTCATAGATGATTTAGGCAACCAGGTCGTTGATGACCTGGGTAATTTGGTTTGGGCTGGAGACGGTCCGCCAGAGTGGGAGGTCATTACCTATGATGAATCATCTTTAACAGAGGTAGCCACCAATTATCTTGACGTCTTAAATGTAGACACCTATGAGCCTGAATATATCGTAATGACCGAGCATACCGACGTCTTGGATTTGGTAGTAGAGGTCGGGGTGCTTGCTGAATATAATTATGTAGTAGAGGATGTCGTCCCATCGTTGGACGTTCTGTTCGTACCTGTACTCTATGATGAAATCATAGAACAGGAAACAGTTTCAATATACCTCGATGTTCTTGTACCTTACCTATATGAAGTCCTGTCTATTCAGGAAGATACCGTTCTTGATGTCCTGATAGAAATATCTCAATATGACGAAGTAACCATCGAGGAAAGTCTATCAATAGATAATCTGATAGATATGAGCTTATATGAGGAGGTTTCTGTAAGCGAGTATCTTGAAAACTATCTTGATGTGCTTGTCCCAGAGGTCTATGAAGGGGTAAGTGTTCTTGAGGATATTCAGACCTATATAGATGAGCTGTTTACTGATGTTTATGATGTTATCGTAACGACAGAAAATCTGGCTCAATATATTGATGAGTTGTTCGATTTGTCTTATGACGAAGTCATAGTCCAGGAAGATATAGCTCTTTATATAAATGAACTGTTTGCGGAGAGGTATGAGGAAATATCTACGCAGGAGGATGTTCAGACCTATATTGGTATAGATATTGACATCTATGATGAGGTGAGTATTCAAGAGGATATTTATGCTTCTATTGATGTCTTGAATATTGAACTCTATGACGAAATCCTCATTACTGAATCTGTCAGTATCCTTGACATAGTAATCGAAGTAGGCATAGTCGAGGAGACGGTAAGTGTAACGGATTATCAAGAGATACTTATTACAGAACTGTTTATAGAGTCCTATGATGAGGTATCTATCACAGAGGATAGTGTTAATTCCCTGGACGCTTTATACCAGACGGCTTATGACGAGGTTATTGTTGTAGAGTATATCGAGGTCGTGGACTTAGTCATAGAGACAGAGGTCTATGACGGGGTAGCAGTATCAGAATCTCTTGTTGTTCTCTTGCCATTACTCAATATATCTATATATGATGACATATCCGTTGAAGAATACTCCGAGTGTTATCTGCCAGGTCTTCCTTTAGAGATTGACGAGGCTATATCCGTTCAAGAAAATGCCCAGCAATATCTTGACGCTTTATATTCTGATATTTATGATGAAGTCTTAATCACAGAGCATATTGACGTTCTTGATGAAGTGGTAGAGGTTGGGATAGTAGAGGACACGGTATCGGTATCAGAGCAGAATAGTCTTTACCTGAACGAGTTATACGCAGAGCTTTATGATGAGATACAAGCGGTTGAAGCGGTATCTTTATATCTAAACGTATTATATACAGAGGTATACGATGAAGTAACCATAGCTGAATATACGGAGTTGCTCATAGGCGTAGAGTTATCCGTATATGATGAGAGCATTGTTACAGAATATTCTGTTCAATACTTGACAGAACTTTTCGTTTCTATATTCAGCGAGGTATCTATTCTCGAACAGGCAGACATAGAAGCTCTGATTGGCATAGACATTTATGACCAAGTAGGTATTGAGGAGGATATTGCTGTCTATCTCGGTGTCCTCAACGCTGATGTTTACGAGATAATCGCTGTTTCAGAGTCAGTTAGCGTGCTTGATATAGTGGTCGAGGTAGGTATAGTATTCGATTTAATCAACACCACAGACGCCGTAGAAGGCATTAGTC